TACTAATTTATACCTAATTTACACTTATCTTTTACTCAGCTATTCCATAGCTATGTCAGGCTTCATACCTATATCAACCCTAGAGCTTACCTAGAAAACTAATCCATACTCAACCAATAGAAAACTACAGAAATCTTTATTCAATCTATTACATAGATTGGTACTACATTAACCATGCAGGAATCTTCTAAATGAAACTAATCTATGCATATGTAAACACCTTACCTATTCCACCAACACACTACTTAGGTAGATTACATTGGTTCAAACATAAGGATTAAACTAACTATGAAACTTCTACATACCTATGATAGTTCACTTAAAACTCTTATCTGGTTCCATTACTCAACTGGTTATCGAATACGTAACCCAAGAAGGGGTAATAAACTACATAAAGTATTCTCTAGCTTAAGCGCAACCAGTGATTCAACCAGTTCAACTAAATTCAATAATTTAATTGTAGATGGTCATCTAACTATCCGAACCAAGGATAACCAATGAAACTACTACGCAGTTCACATGTACATAAATTTACAAATCGTTATTTAGTCTTTTATATGCATTGGCATTACTACACTGATGAAAGGATCTTTTATTAACCAATGAAACTAATCATACTTGAATATCATTACTGTGAGAAAAACTCTTACATCTTTACATACTTAAATACTACTTTTGGTAAATCTTCTAACATATCTAAGCTTAGATACCGTCGAATAATAAACTACCCAAGTACATTCTTCCGTAAACCAATGAAATATAATCCTTCGGATTAATCTTGGATTTAATTAAATAGGAGATACATCTATGACAACTCAACATGTAATCATTGCCGGTGGAAGAGATTTTACCGATACAGCTTTAATGCGTTCAACACTCATATCACTAGTGGAAGAAGGTTGGTTAGACTCAGAACCAGTAATACTTTGCGGTATGGCTAAAGGTGCTGATTTAACTGCATTTAACCTATGTAAACATGAATTCAATTTAAACGTTCTAGAATATCCAGCAGATTGGAAAGACTTATCTGAACCATGTCTTATCAAACATAATCGTTATGGTGCTTACAATGCTTTAGCTGGTATGAAACGTAACATTCAAATGGCAATGGATGCTGATTCTCTAGTAGCCTTTTGGGACGGTAAATCACATGGAACCAAAGACATGATTGATACAATGGTTAAACTTGGTAAACATGTAAAAGTAATTAATTACTAAGACTCCTTCGGGAGTCTTTACATATCTAAAGAATATTCCTTCGGAATATAAATGGTATAAACCTAACCAATAGGATTAACCTAAATGAATACATCGTTCCAAAAGCAATTAGCCATTGCGAAAGCAGAAAAGACAATTAGCCATTGCGAAAGCAGGTAGAATTCTTAATGAATCTCTATCTGTAAATCTACCTTATGAGCATTACGTTAACCGCATGAGACATGCTCAATTGTATGCATTTATCATTGATAATTCTGATTACCAATCTAGATACTAACTAACCCCAAAACAGCATAAATCTGCTATATCGAACCAATAGTCTAACTACTATTTATTGGTAGTTAGCTATAATCTAATTTGTTAATACTTAGTTAAATACTGGTAAATATTTGGTAACTAATAGGAGAACCAAATCATGGAAAACTTATCTTATGTAACTCTTGATTCATTAAAGAAAGGTCAAACCTTTTATAAAGTATATGCTCTTGGTCATCGTAGTTTTATTGAAACTATCCGTGTAGCATCTGGCGTAAAAGCAGAAACATACAGTTTTGGTAATTTTATTTACGTTGAAGACCCAGAAGGTACTCAGCATTCATTACAAGATGCTGGAGTTATCCCTAACAACTACAACAAACATAAAAGCTTCTATGAATATTCAGATGCTGAAAAATACCTAGAACAAATTAAATAGGTGATCCAAACATGATTAAGTTTATTAGAAACAATCCAATGTTTATTATCTTTACATTGGTTTGTATTTGTATAGGTAGTTACTTTACCTATAAGTGCTACGAGATTATCAAAGCTGATTTGATTCTGTATAAGCAAGAAGGTCAGTGTATCTCTAACCTAATCAAACAAGGTGTAGAACGTAAAGATATAAAAGCAAGTAATGGTACTTGTACTGTTATTAAATATACAAACGCAAGGGAGCAATAGCTCCCTTTTACTTTTCAGAGGTTATATGAAATTAATACCGAACCAAAGAAATATAATCATAAAGAATGATCAAACAATTCGATTACATAAAGGATTTAGTCCTAATGAATATCGTCATTGGAACAAAGGTAAACAGGTAGTCTTCTATTATGAAATTAATTAAAGCTAAAATAACTGAGTACACTAAAAACAATAAAATACCTATAAATCTTTGTGAGATAGAACATGGGATATATTGTAGATGGTATAGAAATAGGAGTGTGTATTTTAATTATGAAATTAGAACCAACTTACATAACTAAATATATGTTTAATATAAGACATATTAAGAATATCTTTTTTATTCATAGTCAGACTGAATTCCTTAAATCAATTTATCGAATATCTGATAGAGGTGAACCTTGGGTACCTTACGAGAAAGAAGTAGCTGACGGTGAACTTATAAGATTGACTCCGTCAATCAATCAGGAGATGAACCATTGAAACTTATACAAGGATATAACCAAGGTTCTTTTAATAATATTGGTTATCCAACACCAATGGGTATTTTTAGGTATGCTGAACACCATAAAGATTTATGGAGAAGTACAAGTGGTAGATACACTGATTACACCTATTGGTTACAAAACGCTGTAAAACTACCAAGGAGAACCAATGAAATTGCTTGAGACTTATAAACACAATCTTGAAGATATGGCTTTTATATTTAATTACTTAGGACACGGTTTTGATGGCTTGTTACATTTTGAAAATACTTTCTTATTTCAATACGTAAATGCACCTTACAGTAATAAAAAGTTTGTATATCGAATTACACAAACACAAGGCAACTCCGTTGCCTAACACAAGATTCTCTTTCCTCTTAACCAACTGTTGTACTGGATAGTTATTCTGCGTGCTTCGCACGAACTGTGGAATTTATCCAAAATCAATTTAATTTAACTAAGGAGTCTATTATGGCTATCGAAACTCAAGCACCAAAATCAAACGCAAAGAAAGAATATGCTGGCTATCTGAATCTGAAGATTAAAGATAAGGCAGGCAACTTCCATTCAATTCCTGCCTTCATTGGATTGGAAAATGACAAACCAATTCACCGCGCTCTACTGAAGAAAGCAGAAGCTGGTGAAACTGAATTCGAAATCGTTGGATATGTGAATATCAAAGACGATTCTGAGATCGAACTGTAAGTAAATTAGGCTACCCATTTAGTGGGTAGCCTTACTCTTTTTAAATAGGTGCTTTATGTTGAAACCTGAATACTTAATGGAAGTAGCAAGTAAAGTTGGTTATATAGTTGATAAGTTTGTACCAACTGGTGCAATCAAACTAACCAATGAGAATGCACCTGTAATTGCTGCTTCCAGAATCCAAGTGAAATTGCCCGAGATAGTCGAAGAGATGAAACAAGGGTTAAATCCAATTATTGCTGCTGCATTACTTTTAGATACTTCTAAGAATGTAGCAGTTACCTATCAAACTATTGAACAACTAATGAACCAAGAAGGTTAATTATGAGTGAAAGCAAAACAATCACTGTAAAAGTGAAACCAGACAATTCGAGTGAAGAACTTCAAAAAATATTGAAACAATTCAAAATGGAAACAGAATTTTCTCAAGATACTTTCACCATCCCATTTGATAATCATGTCATTATCCCAAATGGTTCATTGCTATTTATTCTTCCAGACAGGTTAGATACCTGTATCTGTTTGGAACCCCATGAATTCGAAATTTTAAACAAAGAAGGTTAATCAAATGTCAGATGAAAATGTAAAAGTACTTTTCAAAGTAACTCCAAAGAATGATGAATCAGAACTCAAACAAATGTTGGAAGAGTTTGAAGCAACTGATGAAAAGCTAACTGGTATTGTCACTATCCCAAAGACAAACCAACTAGTAACAGAAGAAGGTCATCTATTGATGGTTCATCCTCATCGCTTGGACTTTGCTCAAGCATGTGAACCAGATGAGTTTGTAGCTCTAGCTGAACAGTAATATTTAATTCAGATATAGGGTAGCCATTAGGTTACCCTATTTTTATTTAAGGTGTTTAATATGTTATTGATAGAGACTTACAAAGATACCCAAGAAAAGGATAATCCTACCATTTGGTTTAATCGGGGTTTCTTTACTGGCTATATTCAATTGGATAACGGGTTCTGATCTAACTCTTACACTGATGTGGTTTTTAAGAGATGGTTAAGAACTGGTGTATTTGTACGTTTAACCCAGAAATCAACAATAGCTGATTTAATCAATTAACTTAATAGGACTAAACAAATGAAAACTATGTTACCAAGAGATTACCAATTGATGCTTGAAAATAAATACTCAAAAGCAAATATTCGTAGTTACATCTTAAAAGATATAGCAGAGTGCAAAGAGTTAATGGATAAGTTAACTGTATGTACTCAGTCTATTAAGATTTGGATTAATGAAAACCATTATGAATCCAAGAAAGAATCTCTACAGAAGTTAAAAGAAGTAGATATTACTGAGCTACTGGTAGATATGTTAAGTGTGTTGCTTACCCAATCTTACAAGATGGAGATTACTGCTGCTGTTGGATTAGTAGCTGGATTTACTCCTTGGGAAGATTACAAGGAAGCAATAAAACGTAGTGCTGAATTACTTTACCATATGGCAGCATGCGACATTATTGATATGTCTCCTGCTTTCCTAAGTGAAACAGATACTATCCTCATTTCCAATAAATATGGTTTAAGTGGTGAAACTGCTAAGTACATTGAAATGAGTAAGTTTACTCCTCCAATGGTTTGTGTACCTGAGACTGTTAAGAATGCAAGAGAGTCTGGTTATTTAACTAAACAGAAGTTCTCTATTATAAAGTCAAAGCATATGCACAACTACCCAATCAACCTATCTTCAATTAATAAATTCAATTCAACCCCTTTGAGTTTGGATATGGAATTTCTGAAGATGGTTGAAGATGAAATAAGTATTACTGTGGATTCAGAGAAAGAAGTGGAAATGCAAACCAAGAACTTCAATAAGTTTCGATTAGAGACTTATGATGTTTGTTTGGAAATGTATAAAGCTGGTAATCAGTTTTACCTAACTACTTTCTATGATGCCCGTGGACGTACCTATTCAAGAGGGTATCACATCAACTATCAAGGTAACTCTTACCGTAAAGCAATGATCAACATGATGCCAGCAGACATTAATGAAGACATTGAACAATACAAGGATTTGTTCTGATGCAACTACATAAGACTTACTATGACAGTGTTGATAAGAAACCTGAAGGTATTTGGGTCAGGTTTCAAAATAGAACTTGGATTTATGGGGTATATCGGAATGACTTTGATTGGTGCTTACAAGATTATTTAAACCCAACTCATAAAGAACACCACGACATGAAACCAATACCACGTAATTGGATTATTGGTACTCAAGGGCAAACTACTAACTAACTTAATAGGACTACCAAAATGAATAAATACACTCCAATCCAATACATCATGATTCAAATCGCTAACTCATTTGGTAAAGATAAATTACTGTTTGAAGAACGAATTGAATGGGTTAAAACCAATGGTAAGAAACTACGTACATTAGCTGATGAAGCTGATGATAAAGCTCAATACATTCGTGCTGTACTTGAATTAGAACGTGTATTGAATGGTCAGAAGTTTACTAATCTACCAATTGGTTTAGATGCAACTGCATCTGGTCTACAAATCCTATCTATCCTATCTGGTTGTGTAACTACTGGTTCTCAAGTTGGTTTGGTTATTCCAAATAAACGCTGTGATGTATATACAGCATTGGGTAACCATATGAATGAATATCTACCAGAAGATAAACAGATTGTACTCTCAGGTACTCCAAGAGAAGGTCAGTTCACTAGGAGTGACTTGAAGCAACCCCTGATGACACATTTTTATTTCTCTAAGGAGCAACCAAAGAAAGTATTTGGTGATAATACTGTTGAACTAATTGCTTTCTATAAAGCTGTAGAACAAATGGCACCGGGAGCTAATGCATTGATGCATGATATCTATGGAGCTATGCGTAAAGAAGCTACAGAGTACAAATGGACACTTCCTGATGGTCATACAGCATTTACTCGTGTATTCGTTGAGAAAGATTTCAAGGTTGAACTTGAAGAGTTGAAGAACCGTTCTGGCAATTCATCTACCTTTACTCACCGTATGAATGTAAATGCACCAAATGAGCGAGATGTAGCTCTAGTAGCTAACGTAGTTCACTCAGTGGATGGATTCCTTGTACGTGAGATGCAAGGACGTATGAACCATAACAAGAAACAGTTACTGAAAGTATTGGATGTAACAGCAGGATGTAAAGTAACCAATAGAGATGAAATGGTTTCTATCTATGAAGCTGAACATCTACTAAATGGTAAAACTCAATACACTGATAATACTCTTGGTTTACTAAGAGAAGTAATTGAATCAATTATTGAGAACCCAGTTGCACCAATGACTTCAGTACATGACCAGTTCAATACTGTTGCACCATTCTGTAATCAAATGCGTCAATATTATATTGATATTTGTGCCCAAATGACTGAATCAAATATGATTCAAAATATTCTACGTGAATTATACTTCAACCCAAACCTACGGTATGTGAAAGAGGGTAAGCACCTAGAACTGGCTAAAGCTATTCGTAATTCAAATTACAGTATTTGTTGAGGTAACTATGGAATTTAAAGTTGGTGATGAAGTATTAAACACATCTAGTTTACGTATAGGTAGAGTAATTGAAGTTTTTACTGCTCATTGTTTAATTCAATACCGTGATGAACAAAGATTAGTTCACAAAGACAATATATTACCATTGTCTTACTTATATCGTTAAACAATATTCGGTACTCTTCGGAGTACCGGTATTTTTTTTTAGGAACCGTTAAATGAAATTAATAAATACTTATAAAAGCTTTGATAGTCAAAGACCTTGGTTAATAGAAATTCCTATTACTAATAAAAATTTAATTACTTTAAATAAATTAAAAATGGGGTTTGATGTATATCATTTTAGAAACACAAACTCACTAGAGTGGTGCGGGGATATAATTAAGAAGGGAAAATAAATGAAATTATTAAATGTGTACTACAACAAAGATTCTAGTAGAGATTATCCTTTATTAGAGATACCAAATGGAATTAAATTAATTTCTGTACCTTGTTATACCTATACAGCAATTCAAGAATATACTTTTGCGCGTCCTCAACAAGCTAAACAATGGTGTGGTGATAAATTAACAAGGAAAGATAATGAAATTATTTCCAACTTACAAAAATGATTACGATTCAGCTATGATTGAATTTGTAACTAATAAATATACATGTACTTTATATTGGGATGATCTTGTAAATCACAATAATGATGTAGGGCATTACAAAACTAGCTATTGTAAATTTAGAATAACCAAGGATTCAAATGAAATTACTTAATGTTTGGGTACATCCTACTGAACCTGAAAGTTGGTTCCACTATTTTAAAGTAAATAACCAAGTAATAAGATTTATACCTTCACCAAAACATAGAATAAATAATTGCCCTCTTAGAATAATACCAAATCATTTCGTTAAACTAGATAAACAATTAACAGTTCTTCGAACTGTTTAGTGGAGGTAATTTTATGAAATTATTATCAACTTATTATAACCAAAATGTTGATTTTGCTATTTGGAATGTAACTGGAAGGTACGTTAAATTTTAAAGTGAAGATAAAATTTTAACTAGAACTTTGGGTGTAGATAAGGAACGTTGGATATATATTAATAGTTATAAACGTATTCCACGTAAAATTAATACCCAACAAGATAGTCTAGATTAACTATATGAAACTAATTAAAAATACTTCTGCTTGGAATAATAATTGTTGGTTTAAAATTAATTTAATTGAAACTAAAGCTATAGCTTTCAGTAAATTCTTTAAAAGATTTATTGTATACAGGAAAGTAAATTATGAAGTTAATTAAAAACTCAGCAATCAATAAACCGTTATACCCATAACTATATATGATAGGGTTATCTATCACGGATTACGTTTGGTTCAGACCTTGGAATAAAGATTTTAAAATTAAAACAACAAAAGGAAGTTATTTATAAAAATGCAACTTCTACTTATTTATGAAGATAACAAGTACCCTAATGATTATTGTTGGTTACTTAAATATAAGTTATCTATATTTGCCTTAGATACTTCTGCAAAGAAACTTATAAGTTATTGGGGTATTCATCCATTGCCTACTGACTTTGTTAAAAAACAAAAGGAAATTATTTATAATAATGAAAATAACTAAATATAATATTCACCATTTTCTAGATAAAATTGAATATGATTATTCAACAGAAACCTTAACTTTCTATACTAATATTAATGGTTATTACTTACCTGTAAGTATTATCAATATTAGTTTAGAACCAACAGTAGTAATTACTACTAATATTAAACAATTAGATAGTCTAGGCATTACTAGAGATAAACTGTTTGAAGGTGCTATACGATGCAAGAATTTAAGAGGGTACTCGTAAAAGTAAATGTAGATAAGTTACAAATCGGTTTATCTATTAATAGTTTTGGTGCTAAACCAAAGTACTGTACTGGTTACAAATATGGTTCAATTCGCTTTTATATACCTTTAAAGAGTTTACTTGAACAAGGATTTAGTTTTCCAGATAAGTCACCAGAGTGGTATGAACAAGGCAGTGCCCTAATAGACAACATACCTTGTTACTGTCTCTGGGATAGTGAAGTAGAGGTACTAGCGGAGAGTTAAACTGTATTCATGAATACCACTAGCAATAGCTAATGCTAATTCTTCTTTATGGTTTTTCATAAGCAGATAGTCTACATCATTGTCAATGAATCCCGGCTCTAAAATTACACAAGGCATACTAGTAGCTCGTAGGATTAGTTCACGTTCACTTGGTTTAACACCTCTATCACGTAAATCTAGAATATCTACAATTGAATCCTGAATGAACTGTGCAAGTTTAGCACCACGTTTACTTGAAGGGTAATGAAGTACTTCAGTGCCAGAAGCAATCTTATTGAAAGCGTTACAGTGAAGCTCTACAGCTACATCTGCACCGGTAGCATTAATTTTCTTAGGTAAGTCTTTCAGACTTTCCCGCCAAACCAATACAACTTCATGACCAAGTTTATGTAGTTGTTCTTTAATCAATGGTGCAAGTGCACTATTAAATTGAAACTCAGTAACACCATATGTTTGGTTTACTGCTCCTTGTTCCTTTTCTGAATGTCCTACAGAAAGACAAATTTTCATTTAATTACCTTTAGGAGTTTACTATGAATCTGAAACACATTATTACCTTACGTGACCAAAAAATTCAAACACCTCGTTTAGTAATTCTTTGTATGGTTCACCATTTACAAATGAAAACTAACTCTGCATTTGTAGGTGAACTATCTGCTTTGTATTCACAAGTAGGTCGTGGAACTTACAGTTACACAGCAGTAAATGTTATGTGCAATAAACTGGTTAAGTATGGTTTGTTACATAAAACTAAAGAAGGTATTTATCCTTCATATAGTCTTACTCAACAAGCAGAGAAACTTATCAAACCTTTTGTAGAAGAGTTCTAATATGGAATTACTACCTACTTATAAGTACCTTCAAGTACCTTTTTCAGAAAGTACTGTTTGGTTTTCTTTCAATGGGTGGGATGTTGGAATCTTAGATATTTTGGATAGACATCATAATTACCTAAGAGTAGACCAAACCAGTGAAGAAGAAGCTCTATTAACTTGTTCGGATGAAAGATTCGAAAGAAGAACTAAACAGGACAACTAATATGCTCTTTGACAGTGTTAGAAAAGCAAACCAATTAGAGTTACCCATTAACTACAATACTTCTCATTGGTCTGTTAGAAAACAAGCCAGAGAGTAATATGTAGCTCTACAAGATGGTAAATGTTGGTTCTGTAAGAATTTACTTAAAGAGGAACCAACAGAAGAAATACTATCTAAACCAATCAACATGAAACTATTCCCTAAGAATATGTTTCAATATCCAATTCATTTACATCATGACCACAATACTGGAATGACAATTGGTGCAGTACATGCACGTTGTAATGCAGTGTTATGGGAGTACTATGGAGAATAGGAGTCTACTATGGCTATTAAATTACACTTGGTTCGGGATGATGAAACTAAAGTTGTTCCTTATGGTTTCTCTTGGACTACATTTATCTTTTCATTCTGGCCTTCACTAATTCGTAAAGATTGGGGGAGTGCTTTCAAAATTCTACTAGTAAGTTTCTGTACCACGCTAGGTTTGACTCTTGCTGGTTCATTGATTTATCACTACGAAAGTATGCATGGTGTATATCTACTTATTTACCTGTTAACTGTACTAATTGATTGGGTAATTGCAGATAAGGTAAACAATTGGTATTCGCGTAAACTTGCTTATCTTGGTTGGAAAGTAGATTGGGTTAAAACACTTGAATCCAATGAACGTATCCGTGAACCAAGAACAGTATTAAATCTGTTAGCAGTAGATGGTTATTCATTTAAGGGTGATTATTCATGAAACAATTAAGTTTGTTTATTTTACTTTTCCTATCTGTATTTATCTTTGGCTGTAAATCTGAAGCTTCAGATATTCCAAGAAAATCATTACTTCAACTTGGTTTTGAACAGAAGTTAAGTACCGATAACATGCGTATATACCAAAATGTGTATAGTGGTAATTGTTACGTATGGAATAACTGGGCACATGGTGGTGAAATGTCATCGGTTCCTTGTTCTGACTTTGGATTACAAACCAAAGAAGAATTAGAACTACTTGAGAAACAGCAATACTTAAAGTTAAAGGAAAAGTTTGAATGATTGATTACCAGTACATCCAACTATGTAAACGTATCTTAGCTGAAGGTAAATGGGTAACTAACCAACGCACTGGTAAACGTTGTTTAACTATTCGTAATGCAACCTTCCACTACACACCACTACTCTACGGTAATGGTTGGTATGGTAATTTCCCTTTGGATACCACTCGGAAAAGCTTCTGGAAAGCAGCTATTGCAGAGTTACTTGGTTATCTGAAGGGTTACACCAATGCACATGAATTCCAAGCTCTAGGTGCTCCTACGTGGATTAATAATGCATACAATCCTGTATGGTTAGAGAATCCTAACTGTAAAGGTGGTGGGGATATGGGACATTGTTATGGTTCTGTAGGTCATAACTTTGGTGGGGTAAACCAATTCAAGAAAGTATATGATGATTTATCTGCTGGTATTGATGACAGGGGTGAGATTATTACCTTCTGGAAACCAGATGACTTCGATAAAGCTTGTCTACGTCCTTGTATGTTCCAACATCATTTCACTTTGATTGATGACCAACTATCACTTACTTCGTATCAGCGTAGTTGTGATGTTCCGTTAGGGCTAAACTTTAACATGATTCAAGTATATGTATTCTTGGTTCTAATGGCTCAGATTACAGGTAATCAACCATTGGGTGCTACGCACCATATTGTGAATGCTCATATGTATGAAGACCAAGTAGAGCTAATGGAAGAACAAGTTAAACGTCAACCATTAGATATGCCTAAGCTTTGGGTAAATCCAAACATTACTACATGGGATGATTTGATGAATGCAACTTTAGATGATTTCAAAGTTGAAGATTACAAACACCACCCTGCAATCAAATATCCATTTACTACTTAAGGAACTGTAATGGAACGTGATGATAAATTAATGGATGCTATTGATGTCCTGGTTCAATCTTTTATTGATAGCGGTGCACCTAACTTTCAAGGTCATCGTGTACAAGATACAGAAACAGGGCAACAGTACACTATTGTTGTACATAAACTAGGTGGTTTAATTCCTGACCAATCTAAGTTTGAATAAGGTGAACCAATGAAATCTAAAATACCACAAGATATTAAAATCTATATTGAAGGTTTTGGTGGTAAACAAGACCGTAAAAAATTAGGTAAGTATTACCATGCTAAACCTGAAGTACTTACCCGAGTAAATCAAAACACTAAAGACTTCTTTAATAACCGTGTTGAATAATAACTAATCTAGGGTAGTATCTATATGGCTGTTCCAACAATCTAATGAGGTAAGTTACATGGATACTGTTCTATATTGGTTTCAAATTGTTCTAACTGTATTTGGTGCTGCATCTGTAATCGTAGCTGCTCTTAAACCAATTGCAGCTCTTACAGAAACCAAGAAAGATGATGAACTGTTGTATAAGATTGGCAAAGGTCTAGATGTAGTTATCAAAGTTCTAGATAAACTAGCTGTCAATACAACTCCTAAGAAGTAATCTCTTATGGATTATTCAAAAATTCTAAGTGCTATCAGTGAGGTAGCACTTTTTATTATTAGGTTAGTTAAGAAATCTAATAAGGATGATTATGAAAACAATCGTCTTAAAGAAGAATATGATGCTGCTGATGCTTTTGAGTCTAAGTTCAACCCTCACGGGTTGTCAGGTGGTAAATCAGAAGTGTCAGGTAACAACACCAATCCTAGTGAAAGGAGTTGATTACCAAAGGGTAGGTAATGAAATCTTTCTAATGCCTATTGGAACTCAACGACTATTAGACTATATTCATGACTTAGAAGAATGTAGTTTATAAAGGAATTACATGAGAAAGAACAAGAGATACAAAAGAGATTTAAACAATCGTATCAATCATCGTTCTTATGTGAATACTGTATTCAAACGCCGCCGTGTATCGCTACCTGTGGCAAACTAAAACAACTGTCAGTGTAAATAAACGAGTTGTTTAACCCTAGACTAGCCTACCAAGTGTAGGCTTTTCTTTTACCATTAAATAGGAACCAACATATGAACAATGAATTCGTAGCAATGGCTACATATACCTGTCCTGTTTGTTTTAAAGAACACTCACGTAATGCTGAGATTCTGATTCACAAACAAATGAAACCAATCAAAAATACTAAAGCTGGTTTTCATCTATGTGATGAACATTACAAAGATGGTTATGTATGTTTGGTTGAAGTTAATCCTGTAACTGAATACACTACTGGAACTTACATGCATGTACGTGAAGAAGTGTATCCCCGGTTGTTTAATGTTGAACGTGGTGAGCATGAATTTGTATTCATCGAACCAAGTGCTACTGAAAAGTTACGTTCAATGATTCCTGAATAAATTAATGTGTCCTGTTAGCTCAATTGGATAGAGCAAGATGTTTCTACCGTCTAGGTTATAGGTTCGAATCCTATACGGGATGCCACTTCTTATGTGAGGCTTCGCCTCTAATGTGATGATTGATTAACTAAGATAACTTTGCCTATCGGTTCCATTGGTTCGCAGATAAAAGGTTCCAGCTAAGTAAGCGATTCTTAGGTCTTGGTTAATCACACCCTTCGGGTGTTAATGTGAAAACATAATCAAGTCTCGTGTTGTGCATGTCACACAGCAAGTAGATGCTGCTAATTGGTCTACAGAGTGAGTGAGAGGCTCACACCTATGGATAAGAACGGTAAGGCACAATAACCAATATGATTCTAGAAAGTATTGGGGAAATCCGTGAAGTATAGTTGCAAATATATGAGTGATGGTTCGAGTCCATCTCTTATCCACTTGTTAACCTAAATGAATTTACACATACAGATTATCTATCTCCTCGATTTCTCATCTGCCATGTCAACGTAGGTAGTCTGTAGTTGTAAATTCATTTGTTAGTCCTAAGTAAATAAGTGATCTTGGTTCTGTAAAAGGAACCAAGTGATCTTATATTTAAGTATATTTACATCTATATCTGTTCACCTTTGTCTTTCCAGATGAGAGGCAATGAACCCATTCCAAAAAGAACATTACCAGCCGTAGTGTTTACACTGTTGGTTGAGTGTACAGGGTGGAACCTGCATCGTGATTCGGGTATAGACTGTAAATGTATTTTGTAATACCTACCTATTTAACTTTAAACATTATTTATGAACTAAACACCCATATGTAATGCTTACAGAAAATCCACTAAGGGTAATATTCTATTAGCTGACACTATATGAATCTTACTGGTAGGTATTACCACATACATTTATTTGAGTGTATGTGAATTAACATTAACTTTTATCGTTTAGAAATAAACTGATTTTGATTGAGTTATTCAGTGTTCATTGCCCTACGTAAGTAGGGCTATTTTTTATATAGGAGATATACATGTGCTCTAAATGTGGTCAATCAGACTGTCTAGGTATTGAACCAACTTTTGAAGTTACTCAAGCTGAAAAGATTACTCTTATGAAGCTTGGTATTTTGTTAGAGACTGGGATGGGTACCAGTATCCCACCTGAAGCGAAGAAATCTTTGATGTTTGTAACTAAAATCATCGAAGGTGTAGTTGCAGGTAAAGCACCATTTGTAACTATTGAGAAAGAAGATAAAGCATTTGAACTTTATCAAGAATTCATTTCTCAAGATGAAGTAATCCAAGATTTACCTTCATCACCAAACCAACCAATTTTACATTAATATGGTTAGTCTGTTCTTACTCACAGCAATCCTATTTACACCATGTTCCTTTGCTCTTACACAAGAGTGTAAGGAACTCATGCTTACTATTTCTTCTAATGATTTATACGATGAAACAGGCAGTATTACTAATACCTATGACTGCACTACTAAAACAATAGTAGTAGATACCAGTATAGATTTCAGTATCTCATCAGAAGTCTACAATAGTTATAAAGAGAAATTCTTTGATAATTATTGTTTTAATATGGGTAAGATTTATTACTCATCTACTTACTTACAACAAGCTTGGTTAAAACATACTTACTCCACAATCATCTATGTTATTAGACATCCACTTGTTCCAAGGACTGTTTATAACATCAGTTATGATGATTGCATTGCTAAGATTGAACCAAACTTAATTGATTTATCCGCTGATGAATTTGAACGGATAAAGCAAGTACAACAATTAAAATACAAAGCCAGCAGTCAGTAATTTGAGGCGTGTATGGCGCATGAAAGATGGTGTCCCAGCTAAACCGTGGTAACCCATGCCTATAGTTTCGAGGAAGCACTTGACCAAGAGGTTTACACGTTGAGGTGTAAATACGTGGTTTCCCTACTTGGTTCGTTGAAGGGGTGTAATAACGGATAGCAGTAAGTGAACCCTTCCTCCTATTGGGGTGCGAGCTTACCGTAAATCCTACGCTACAGGATAGAATAGTCTCCTAGAGACTATTCTTAAGTTTATTATTAATAGATTTAAGTGTAGTCTCTAGAGTCTTTGTATAAGTGTATGGAGATTATTATGAAAGCTTGGTATGAGAAAATGGTAAACCAAAAGAAAGAAGAATATCAGAAGTTGTTAGATGAGGGTAAAACCGATGAAGCAATGAAAGTATTCACTGAAATGGAAGATTATCAGAAACTCTTAAACAAATATTCATAATGTTTATTAGCCTCTTCGGAGGCTATTTTTATTTGGAGAACTAAAGTTGAAATATGTAACTAATCTAGATGCAGATTCAATTGTAGATATGCGAGATAACCGAGGATATACATGGGAAGTAATTTCACTGTTAATGGGTTATTCCACATCTACTTGCCAGCATCACTACAATAAACGTAAGTATGATAATCATAAGTACTTTGGTGATTTTCTACCTTACTTAAAAGAGTACGAGTTTAAAAGTGATAACACAATTCATCATGTTACTGAAGCTTATGAATTAGCTAAGTCACTTGGTTTAAAAATGTCTAGGAGACAATTCAGATTAAACCTAATTAAACATAGAATTCCGATTGGTAATATTGCTACGAATTTACGTATGGAAGAGTTACAACAGTTAATCAACACAGCCAATGAACCATTAGATAGTCTAGTTAATAAAGTATTTCATGATTACTCTTATCAGCGTAGACGTTCTTTAATTAGGAAATTATCTAAATGAATACAGACTATATTGAAACCAAGAATACTGAGTTTCATTCTAAGCACTATGAAACACAAGGTATCGAACCAATTGAATACATTAGTAGTAATAAACTAGATTTCAACCGTGGTTCTATCGTTAAGTATGCTCATCGAGCTGGTGATAAAGCAGGTCAAGAAGTCTTAGATATTAAAAAGATTATTGACTATGCGATGCTACTAGGATTTCAAGAAGGTATTCAAATTAACCGGGAAGATATTATTCAACTGGTTAATTACAGATTTGATTGGATTGAAAAGAGAAAGTAACTATGTACTTTAATGTTGAATATTCTAAACATGCTAATGGTTTTGTACCTTCTTGTGTAGATATGAATAAATTAGCTAGACGTTTCAATCAAGAAACTAAGAAGCTTCTTTCAGAAGCTAATGTGAAAACTAAAGTATTCATTCGTAAAAGACCTGCGAAAGATTACTTCCCTATTATTACGTAATAAAGGAAATACAATGTCTAAAATTAATTGGGATAATGCACCAGAAGGTACAACTCATGCACATTCTCAAACCGGTATGTTTTACAAAGTAGAAGGTACTACTGTACTTGTCTATGGTGAAAATGGTTGGGGTAAATCACGAGTTCAAGCTGGTGCTTCTACTCTTGTGGAAATTCCTAAACAATCTGAACCAATGGTTAAAACTATTAAAACTTCTTCTAAAGAAGATTTGATTCGTCAGTTGAAAGCTATTGGTTTGCCTTCTGAGCTAATCCAAGCAATGGTAGGTATGGGTGAAGAAGATGAAGAACCAACTTCTCACCATGTACGTGCTCCTGAATCTATTTCAGAAAAAGAAGCAGAAACGGTAACTAACCATTTAGAAATTGCTTTCAATGCTCTACCTAAGTTTGGTGGTGCTAATGAAGAAACCAAAGATGTACTAATTGATTTTGGTGTAGATTTGGTTCGTGAACTGTGGGCAATGGGTTGGGAACCAAAACAACCTAAGAAATCAATGAATGACGATGAACTTGCTGAGGTCATCAAACAAGTATCTGAATTGTTGATTCGTAAAACTAACGCACCTGTTAAAGCTACACTAGGTAGTGTTACTTTTATCCTAGCTGCACTACGTGAACTAGGTCATATCTAAGTACAAATTAAAAGGGAACCAATTAGGTTCCCTATTTTTATTTCAAATAGGAACTACAAAATGATATTCAAATTAAAAAATAAATTATGGAACCAAGTATACGAAACTGTAATTGATAAAACTCCTACCCAATCTATAGTAATACTTACTGGTTCACCTTTCATGCAACACCCTCCACTAGTTAACTGGAGATGTCACCATAACTCTGCTTGGTATTTAAAGAATAATGAAAATGTAGTAGCAGTTGCTAAAGGATTTTACATTGATACTAGTGGTAATAACCCAATAGCTCACTTTGTATGTTTAGATTCTTTAGGTAACTGGTTCGACCCAACATTACCATTGGAATTTATTAAAGATAAAAAGTTCTACATTCACACAGTCTTTAAATCCGCAGAACACTTTAATAGCAAGAATGCTTCTGAACACTTAATTCAAATGAAGTATACTATGTATAACACTTTAAGTAAGTATCAGAAATTACTCTTGGTTCAACACAAAGAAGATAACTTCTAGAAATAAATAGGTCACTTAATTGTGACCTATTTTTATTTACGCTATGTAAATATATGCTGCTACTAGAGGACTTGATATTAACATCAGACTAATAGCATAGATTAAATTAAACATATTATCTCTCCTTGATAATTAGTTTACAGTAAACATTGAAACAATAACTCCTGCACTAGATGGATGTATCTCAAAAGAATATGTAAGGTTATCCCCTGCGGTTGTGTAGGACACTTCAATAGGTGATGTTAGTGTTATACCCAACATAAATAACATTAAGGAAATACAACCCTTCGGGTTGTTAGGCGGTTTACTAGAAGTGAACTACCCATATTGTATTTATGCGCTTCCTTTGCATCTAAACAATTATCTAACCATAACTTTTAAAGTCAACTTCGTTGACTCATTCGAAAATCTTTTATTTAACTTAATTAAACTTATTGGAGAACATACATGTCCCTTAATCGCGTAACACTGAAACAAGCTGAAAAATATGCAAAAGCAGTTATCCAAGCTAAACGAGTACCTTATGTGGCAGGTAGTCCCGGTGTTTAAGATTTAAAGACACCTTTTATCGTAAGATATCAAAATAAATCCCTTGAATTGCTGGAAACTCTCTAAGGCAGTAAAACTACAATAACTAAGAAATTGGTTATGAATGTTTAAAAATTTACTGTTATGTGACAATCAGCAGCGAAGCACCTAAGGACAGTCGAGATGATTGACTATGGTGAACGTTCAACGACTATTCCGAAAGGAAGTACAACTCAAGTGAGTTGGAAGCGGGGGAGTCCTTGACTTTCCTTTTTAGGTCAGCCTATTATACGGTTAACCTAAGGGGGAAAGTTATGCATGAAATATATTTACCAATTCCAGAATTTGAAAACTATGAAGTTTCTAATTTTGGTAATGTCCGTTCAACTAAAAGAACTAAACCAATTCTATTAAAACCAGATGTAACTAATCATCAACACACTCAATATGCAAGAGTAACCTTAAGTAAAGAAGGTATTACTTATCGCATAGCTGTTCATAGATTAGTTGCTAAAGTGTTTATTCCCAATCCCCATAACAAACCGCATGTTAATCACATAGATAACAACGGTATAAATAATCATGTATCTAACTTGGAATGGTGTACTCATGTTGAAAACATGCAGCACTCTGCAAAACAAGGTAGACAAGATTTAGCACGTAAGCTTGGTTGTGAAGCTGCAAGTGCAAAGTGCGAGTTGGAAATGAACCAAAGATTTAAAATAGAAATGGGCGATAGGTTTATTAAATCAGAAACTGAAGGTAACCGTAGATATGTTACTTATGTTTGCAAGTTTTGTAGATACACTTATAAAACTCGTTCAGATTTAATGCCTATAAAAAGACATGGTATTTGTAACTCTTGTGCTAAGGAACAAGATATAGTCTAGCCTATACAGAGATGTATAGCTGCATGTAATGATGCGGGGGAAGTGTAACGAACTTCCCTGAATATTCGGGTAAATCTAAAATGTTTGAAGCTATTGCGCGCCAAGCAAATCTAAAAATGGTAGATATTCGCCTAGCTCAAGAAGACCCAACTACCATTAATGGCTTTCCCACTCTAGATGGTGGTCGTTCTCGTTATCTACCTCCTGCACTATTTCCATTGAAAGGTGATTCACTACCTGTTAAAGAAGGTATGGAAGCACAATACAAACAAATGGTTGATGCAGCACAAGGTGATAAAACCAAACTGAAGCAAGCTGTAGAAACTTGCTGTTATTCTGGTTGGTTAATCTTCTTTGATGAATTACCTTCTGCACCTCGTTCAGTTCAAGCTGCTGCTTAATTGTAGGCATTCATACCAGTAATGGTATGTCTAAAATTACCTAAAACGGGGAACCCCTAAAACCTTATTGATAGTTGTTAGACAATATGTCAAAATGTCTAAACACTATTATATAAGGATATTACAATGGGCAATCCGTTAGTAAAGAATTTAGTTTTACCTATCAACGAACATATTACTTATACAGTGGATTTTGGGGGGAATGTGTACTCGCACAAACCAAGCGGAATTAAACTATTAAGTAAATATAAACATAAAGCGAGAGGAGATAAGTTATACGAAGGCGTAAGGGCCGGTAGTAAAACATATCTAGTACATCGTTTAATGATAGCAGCAAAGCTCGGAAGAATGTTAAAACCTTCCGAGCAAGTGAACCATATAAATGGAAATACACAAGATAACCGTATGTGTAATCTTGAATTAGTAACCCACGCGCAGAATGTACAACATGCTGTAGCAAATAATTTATATTGTTCAGGCGAAGCTTGGCATAAAGCTCGCTCTAAAAACTAAAAGAAAAACTCCAACGACTATCCCTCGGCACACAGCTTAAAATATGTGCAATAGGAGTACGGCCCAAGTATATGGGGTGGGTGAAAATCCCTTAAATGGAAATGGTAATCTTCCTTAATGGAAGTTGATATAGTCTGCTCTACATGGTGACATGTAGCTGTGATTTATTCACGGGGAGAGTGTTACGAACTCTCCTGAACATAGGGTATAAGATTATTCTTGACCGTTTGATTGGCAATACTCCATTACATGATCGTTGTTACCTAGCAGCCGCAGGTAACCTTGCTACTGATAATGCAATCGTAAATGAAATTGGTACTGCACTGCGTTCACGTATGGTACATATCCATGTTGAATCTAACCCAGATGATTACATCAAACTGGCTTCTAAACTAGGTGTAGATACTCGTATTATATCTTACTTGGCTTATAAGAAGGATGTAGTAAACAACTTCGATAAGTTTAACTCTGGTTCGGCAGATGAAACGTTTGCTTGTGAACGTACTTGGGAATTTGCCTCAGATATTCTTAAATGTATTTCATCAAACCAAGCATCCCCAATTGATGATGAGTGGGCAGACCTACTAGCAGGTACTGTGGGTTCAGTTGCTTATGAATTTGTTACCTTTACCCATGCATTTAAAGATCTCCCAACTATTGAAGAGATTCTTAAAAATCCAACTACAGCAATGATTCCAGATAAACCCGCAGTTCGTTGGTTGCTTACTGGTATGCTTGTAGGCCATGCAAAGATGGATAACATTGATGTATTGATGGATTACATTAACCGCCTACCTAAAGAGTTTATCTTTGTAGCAGTTAAAATGCTTTGGGGTAAAGCTGATGAGTTCCTAAGCAATCCGAAAGTTGAAGCAGCATTCTCTGAAATTGGTGACCTACTTCTAGGTTAATTTATCTCTATTGGTTCCCTCAATGCAGGGAACCTTTCTTTTATTAGGAGTCTATAATGGAATTCGATACTGAGCTTCTAAAGGCAGTAGAATTAAAAATCTCTAAGAATATTATGCAGCTCATGCGTACCAGTCATAATGCTTTCATTGTGAATATTCTTTTAAATATGCATCGTGAACCAACAAGTAAAGTAGAAGCAATGGAATTAGCTGGTATTACTTTACGTTTCAATCCTCAATTCATTGTTGAAAGTTCTGATACAGATATTCGATTCTCTTTACTACACGAAGCTTGGCATATTCCATTCTTTGATGTGATTCGTGGTAAAGGAAAAGAAGCTGATATTTGGAACCAAGCTTGTGACCATTACAACAACTTGATGATTCAAGATGATAAATCAAATGGTGTAACATTACCTGATTGGGCTACTTGTAATAAGCAATTTAAAGGTAAAGAGAAAGATGATATTTACCAATACTTATTACAACAGCAACAGAATGGTGGTGGTAACCAGAACCAAGAAGATAAACTATCTGGTGACTTAGGCGGTGGTAAACCTCAGCAGGGTGAAGGTGATGAAGATGGTAATGGGGATAGTGATTCTCAGAACCAAGGTAATCAACCACAAATGTCTGAAGCAGAATACCAACAGCTACAGAAGCAAATGGAAAGTATGGTTCAGCAATCTGCTATGCAAGCTAAAATGGCAGGTGGTCAAGTACCAGCACATATCCAAAATTGGTTAGAGGATTTGTATAATCCTAAGTTACCTTGGCATCGTATTCTTCAGAAGTATATGAATGATTACTCTACTGAAGATTATTCTTATCAAAAAGTTAATCGTAAGTTCTTCCCACATGGAATTATCTTACCAACTACTTTCAGTGAAGGTTTAGGTAAGATTGCTATCGCCAATGATGAATCATGTTCTGTAAGTGATGAAGAGTTTAAAACTTATCTAGGAGCTATCAAAGATATCAAAGATAAGCTTAACCCTGAATCTATGGAAATTTTAGCTTTCACTACTCAGATTACGAAAACATTCTTAATTGATCGTGATGCTGATATTGATAAAATTAAGTTCCGTGGTCACGGTGGTACTCATATTCCTTGTGTATTTGAATACTACGAAAAGCAACCAGTTAAACCACAAGTACTGATTATCTTCTCTGATATGGAATCTGCATTACCTACTAAGAAACCAAGCTTTGATACTATTTGGATTGCTGTTAACAATAAACGATTCAAACCTCCATTTGGTCGAGCTATCCATATTGAAGTTTAATTTAGATAGGGTGAACTTAGGTTTACCCTATTTTTATTTGAGAGATAGTCTATGCAACTTAAACCAATATATGAAGAAACATTCCTTAAAAATATAATTTATTATTTTAATTTTAATCGAAATTATAATTACACTTTTAACCCTAGGTTAAGATTTTTTACACGACATGATTATATAAAACCATTAAGTGAATACACTTGGTTAAGGAAAGTTAAATGAATTTACTTCCTACCTATACCAATATTAATGCCCCTACTCAAATTTGGTTTGATATTTTACCTCATAGTTATTCTTTTAAACTTAGTGATTGGTTTCATCTAATTGTTGCATCGCCTTTAAGTGAAACAGAAGGATTTATAAGGATTAAACCAAATGGAATTACTTAATACCTATTGGTTAACTTCAAACAACTTACGTGTTTCTTTTGATTATTTAATAGATGGTTTTGATTTTATTCGAGACTCTAAAGAATTCAAAACTTATACCAATGCAGTAGAAAAAAGACTACAAATTAAAGATTTCCCTGAAGCTAGAAGGATTACAAGAAATTGAAATTGTTACCTGTGTTTAACTTTTCAAGTTCTGAGTTAATTTCATTTGATTACCCTGATTTAGACATTGGATTAGACTTTAATTTTTATAGATTAAAATTTACGAGTACATCTAATATATCTAACTCAGGTACTTCAATTAAGGATGCAAAATATTTCAAAAGAGTTATTAAAAATGAAATTAAACCAAGACCAAGAACAAGTACTTAAAAGCTTAGTTACCTTTATGGCTATGCCTTCAGCTAAAGATATTATTGTTGATGCACCTGCTGGCTGCGGTAAAGGTTACTTAATTAATTATATTGAAAAGAACAGAAGTAATATCATTGATAGAGTTAAAATGGTTTATGAACAATTTAACCAGCAATTTTATTACACAGCTACAACCAATGAAGCAGTGTCTAATTTACCTAGTACAGCTTCTACTATTTATTCCTTTACCGGTTTAAGACCTAATTACGATGGGTCATTCTTTAAAAAAATTAATTCTAATTTAACAGCTTCAGTAGTTATTATTGATGAAGCTAGTTATATAGACGAACAAGCTTATAAAGCTATTCGTAAACAATTACCTAATGCAAAGATTATTTGGGTAATGGATCAATACCAGTTAGCTCCAGTTAAATCTGATGAACCATATATACCTACACTTGGTTTTAAAGTTTTACCAATGAATACTGTTGAACGTAACAAAGGACATATTCAATCAGTGAGTATGTTATTACGTGATGCAGTAGCTAATAAAACCAATATTGATTTAACTAGATATACTGATGGTTTATCTGTTGAATTACTTAGCCCAACTGAATTTGATAATAAGATTATTCATGAATACTCTACTAGACCTAATGAAGAGTTGAAGTATCTTGGCTTTACTAATGAAACTGTAAAGCTATATAACAATGCAATTCATAAGAATGTATTCAAGAATCCATCATTCCCTCATGTTGGTGCTAGAGCACTAATCAATAAATATAATGACAATATTCGTCATCGTGTAGGTACACCTCTTAATATTCTTTCAGTGAACTATGTAAATGTAACTTTGGACTATGGCATAGAAATTACTGAAGTACATTTAGATACTTCATTGGGTAGTCTCATTCTATGTGATTCCAAAGTACCTGCTAAGGTTTATAACCCTAACAAGTTTCTGTACTCAGAGATTACTTTACCTTATGCATGTACTGTTCATAAGTCCCAAGGACAATCTATAGATACTATCTTTATAGATTTACCAGACATTGAAAGATGTTGGGATAAAGAAATGGTACGTAGACTTAGATATGTAGCTTGGTCTAGAGCTATTAATAAGATTTATTTAAAAGGTTATTAAAATGAAACCAAGATTAGATAAAGCAAAGATTAAGGAACATCATTTAAATTATCTATTTAGTAAACGTTTAAAAGCAGCAAAAGAAGAATACTCAGATGCTGTTAGAGATAGTATTTATGCTACACAGATAGTTTCATATAGAAACAATACTTTTAATCCTTTGGATTTAAAACCAAAAGACATTACTAGTATCTATGAACTTAAACCTGATACAGAACATGCTCGTAGATTAGATAGATATATCCGAGTAATGGATGATTTAACTGAGAGTACTGGACACCTTACTTATATTCTCAACTTCGTTGAGTCAGTAGCGGAGTTTAATTTAATTGTTAATGGTTCTGGAACTATATATTCAGATAGAGAAGAAGAAGTACTTAACTTTATCAAACAGAACCAAGATAAATTAAGACAACTTAAACGAATGAAACTATTATCTGAAATGGTTTAGGAGGTTGTTATTTATCATATCATTCATGAACATTCTGATAGTTATCTAGTAGCTATTCTTACTAAAGAAGATGCTCTAAATAAAACAGCTATAGAACAATACTATATTAACCCAATGGTTAAATTAGGTATGAGTTCTCATCAATTTATTAGCTTTAGTCTTACCTATGACAATCCAAAGAAAGTTACTGCTAAAGGTGGTAGAGAATATTTGGATGAATTACTCCCAATACTAAAAGAACTTAATATTAAGTACCTGTATTGTACTGATGGTAATTATTTCAAATTACTAACCAAGTGTAAGAAAGCAGAACCTAATTATGGTTATGTCTTGGATTGTGCTATTGAAGGTTATACTCATATGAAAGTTGTATTGAGTGCTAACCATAGAGGTTTATTTATTAATGATAAACTTCAAGACAAGATAGACTTAGCTAATTATAAATTGGTTGAACATAAGCTTGGTAACTATCAAGAAATTGGAACCAATATAATTAAACATGCTGAATATATTCCTGCTGACCCAGTAAGAATTAAAGAAGCATTGGATAGGTTACATCAATATGATTCTATTACCTGTGACACAGAGACATTCTCACTTAAACATACTAGAGCTGGGCTGGGAACGATTGGATTCGCTTGGTCTGAAAACGAAGGTATCTGTATCGACATTGAACACTTTAGTAAGACCAGAGGAATGGGCATACTTAAGTTTAAATCAACTATACTTTCACTGCTCAAAGAGTTTTTTGAAAATTATAAAGGTAATGTTAAATACCACAACGCATCGTATGACATAAAGATTCTTATCTATTTACTCTGGATGGATAATCTTTTAGATACTGCTGGTTTAATTAAAGGATTAAATGTTTTAACCAGAAACTTTGATGACACCAAGATTATTGCTTACCTAGCTACCAATAGTTGCGCAGAAAATAAGTTAAGTTTAAAAGACTTAGCGCATGAATTTGCAGGTAACTATGCTCAATCAGATATCAATGACATAACCAAAATACCTAACGATAAACTTATGGAATATAACTTAGTGGATTGTTTATCTACTTGGTTCGTATTCAATAAGTATTATCCAATTATGCTTCAGGATAATCAGTTACATGTTTATGAGTTCTTTAAGAAGATATTAAAAAATATTATTCAAATGGAACTTACAGGTATGCCTATAAACATGCAACGAGTATTGGAAGTTAAAGCTGAGATATCTGGTATTGTTGATAAGTATCGTAAAGTACTTAATGAATCACCATTGATGAAGAAGTTTACTTTAGCAACCAGACAGAAACTCTATGAAGAGAAGCAAGCTAGCCTAAAGCAAAAAATAATCACCATTGACGATATTAAGTATGAATTCAACACTAACAGTAATAAACAGTTAATTGAATTACTTCATGAGTTCTTTGGTTTTGAAGTATTTTCTACAACTGACACTGGCCAACCTGCGGTTGGTAGTGATGAGTTAAAAGGTCACATTGGTAGAACTGAGAACCAAGAAATAAAAGATATTCTAAAAGCTATTATTAAAATCCAAGAAGGTGAAAAGATTCTTGGAACATTTATTAGTAAGTTTGAAGAAGCTGAACTTGGTCCTGATGGTTGGTATTATCTATTTGGTTCATTGAACCTTGGGTCAGTAGTGTCGGGCAGATTATCTAGCAGCAACCCTAATCTCCAAAACCTTCCCAGTGGCAGTTCCTATGGCAAGTTAGTTAAGTCTTGTTTCCAAGCTCCTCCCGGCTGGTTATTCTGTGGGTTAGATTTCAACTCGTTAATACACTAGCGACTTCACATAGTAATATGTGTCGAAAAACTTTTTGAATTCGGTAAAAATCTTACTGCGTGATGGCAAAGACAATACCGAGCGAAGCTTGTAAACTTATCTTACTTAAGTTAAAGTCTAATTTTAACCAAAGAGGGTAAGTAAATGGAAAAAATTATTGAAGGGTTTCCCAACTACAAAATTACAGATGAAGGTAAAGTACTAACTTGTTACGTCAATAAGCATCACACCGATGTTACACAGTGGCGAGAACTTACCCCAGTCTTGGATAAAAGTTGTGGATATTATTTAGTTACTCTTTGTCATGAAGGGGTTAGAAAAAATAAACGCATACATCGTCTTTTGATGGAAGCCTTTGTACCTAACCCAGAAAACAAAGATCACGTTAACCACATAGATGGTAATAAACTAAATAATTCTCTAAGCAACCTCGAATGGGCAACTTGCAAAGAAAACTCTAACCATGCTATTAAGTTGGGTTTATGTGATAAACGTAATGAAAAACTTAACAAAGCTGTTGAACAATACTCTGCTGATGGCTCTGAATTTATTCAGGAACATGTATCACTACATGAAGCAAGTAGATCAACCGGTATTGCATGGCAAAATATTTCTAAAGTAGTTAGAGGTTTAAGACCTCGTGCCGGAGGATTCCATTGGAAATACAAGAACGTGTAGAGACTATCCCGAAAGGGAGTAGGGTATAAGCTATTGATGCCCGAAGCGGAAAGCATCTCATTGAGATGGTGATATAGTCCCATCTATGTAGAAATACATAGCAGCATATAATGATGCGGTGGGTAGAGTAGCGTCTACCTATGAAGATAATGTAGAGGATAATGTAAACATTCTACTAACTCGTGACCCAAACAAACTTAAGATTAGGTTACAAGGATTTGATGGACATAGTTATCGTTGTTATAACTTCTGGCCTGAGATGTTTCCTAACATTAATCCTGAATCCCCAGAGAGTATTAACTCGATAAAAGATACAAATGATGCGCAGCGTAGTAAGGCGAAGGCACCTCACTTTGCGTTACAATATCTTGGTACATGGGCAACTCTCGTTACCAACTGTGGATTCTCTAAAGATGAAGCTAAACGTATTGAAGAACGTTATAAGCGAATGTTTAAAGTATCTTACGATTGGGTTGAAGCTAAACTAGACCAAGCCAGTATAGATGGGTATGTAACATTAGCGTTTGGTTTACGCTTGCGTACTCCAATCTTAGCTAAGACTATTCTTGGTAATGGATTTACCCCTAAACAAGCAGCAGCAGAATCCAGAACAGCAGGTAATGCTGTTAGTGGTCAAAGCTATGGTTTGTTAAATAGTCGTGCTGGTGTAGAGTTTCAAGAAAGAGTATTTAATTCAGAATATGCATTGGATATTAGACCTTCAGTACATATTCATGATGCCCAATATTTCATGATTCGTGATGATGTCAAAATAGTAGAGTGGGTTAATAATAACCTAGTCGAATGTGTAGAGTGGCAAGACTTACCTGAGTTACATCACCCTGAGATTAAATTAACAGGTGAATTAGGTATCTTCTATCCTGCTTGGCATAACGAAATCACCTTGAAACATAATTCATCTCAAATTGATTTACTTAATACTTGTGCAAAAGGTAAAGCTAAGTATTACGTGAAGAAATATCTAAGCTCATTGAACCAAACAGAATTAAATGAATTAACTAGTAAATACACAACTGAAGTATTTAGTGAATCTAAAGACTCTATTGAATATTTAATGGGTAATCATTTATTTGATGTTTATAAATTAATTAAATAAAAAGAAGGGTATATCAATCCGGATATACCCTGTAACACCATTTATTAAATGGTTAATCGTCATGGAGAAATATACGTGAAATCTATCACTTTGAATAGCGAAATTCGTCAAGCAATCCTAGATAACATTGCAACTGCTTACGACAAAGCTAACCCAAAACCAGAATTAACAATTGATACCAAAGGTATTCTTGAGAAAGCTGTACGTACTCATTACCTAAAGCAATCACTTGCTCTACGTAAACTTGTAGAAGAAAATCCAGAACTACAAGGTGCAATGAATACTCGTAAATATATTCGATACACAACTCCTACTGGAAATTGGGAAGAAATTCGAACTGAAGAAAATGAAGTATTCTATTCTAAGTATGCAGATACAACTCGTGATTTCCGCAATACAGAATACTTAGCTAAGAATCCAAGCCTGAAGAAAGCAGCAGAAGAATTTACTTCACTTCAGAAAGCAGCACGTCTAGAACGTCAAGCACTATCTAATTGGGAAAATGAACGTACTAAGTATCTTGATGAAATCATGCAAGTACTTAAAGGTGTTCGTACTACCAAACAACTTATTGAACAGTGGGAAGAAGTTAAAGAGTACATTCCTCAAGCTTACTTTAACCCAAGTAAGATTGCTCTACCTGCTATCAATACAGCAGCACTTAACTCTAAGTTAGGTAAGTAATAAAACTAGTAGGGGAGTGCATACTCCCCTTAAATTATCTAAGGAACTTATGTCTACTTTAAATGAAATGTTCGATGAGTTTAATTCTACTTATGATTACAAACCAGTAGAGCTAACTCCAGAGTCTCTCACTAAAACTCTAAAATTAATCCAAGATGAAGTTGATGAGATTGGTGAAGAAATTAAAGAACCCTTAGTTAAACCAAATATAGCTAAAGAATTAGCTGATAACTTATATATCACTATGCAGCAAATGCGAGCATATGGTATGGATATTGATGGGTTACTTAAAGAACTACATCGTTCTAATCTATCTAAAACAGTCCCTGCTTCTCTTGCTGACTTCTATGTACAAGAAGCTAAACCTCGTTATCCAAAAGCATATGCAATGATTAAAGGTGACAGAGCTATTCTACGCTGCACTGAAACCAATAAAGTAATTAAACCAAGTATCTACTCACCAGCAGTTATTGGTAAACACTTATATGGGGAAGCATAATGCCAGCATCAGTAACCAATAATAGTAATATCCCATTATCTGTTGCAGTGTTCCTTGCAAGTAACTCTTATGATTTTAAACCAAATCCAAAATCATTAAGTGCTACTGACTTTAACCGTTCTATTCGTCAGATTATTTTACGTAACCGTATCAATGGTGGTGCTCTAGCAACTGAACCAACAGATATTATTAACTTAGTTAAGTCTAAGAATGGTGTATCAATCCATGATTCTATTGAGAAGACTTGGCTAGATGACAAGGTACGCAAAGCTGCATTAGAAGCTCTTGGTTACCCAGAAGCAGTAATTAATCGTATTGTGGTTAACCCTACAGATGATCACCTAAAAGACAATCCAGACTGTATTCCAGTTTATATGGAACTACGTAACTCAATTGAGTTAGATGGTTATACAATTTCAGGTAAGTTTGATTTTGTAGCTGAAGGGGGATTAACTGACTTTAAATCTACTGGCACTTGGAAGTACAAAGATTTAGAGAAAGCAGATAAAGATTATCGAACTCAAGGTTCAATCTATAAAGTAATCCATAAAGATAAGATTACCCAAGACCACATGACTATTGTTTTCTGGTTCACAGATTGGTCTAAGAATCGTTCTTTATCTGACCCAAATTATCCTAAAGCTCCAATTGTACCCCATAAAGTTAAGTTGCTTAATGGAGCTGAAACTATTAACTTTATGCGAGCATTTATTGCTGAAATTGAAAAACATAAAGATACTCCTGAACATCTATTACCTGATTGTACAGCAGAACAATTATGGCAAGACGAACCAACCTATAAGTATTACAAGAACCCTGAGAAGCGTACTCGTTCAACAGCTAACTTCGATACCTTTGCTGAAGCTCAGAAAAGATTTATTGAAGATGGTGCTGTAGGTGTTGTAGTTACTGTTCCCGGTAAAGCTAAAGCTTGTCTGTATTGTAAAGCATTTGATGCTTGTACTCAGAAAGATAGATTAATTGAAGCAGGGTTATTAGAAATAGAAGACTAGAGGAACTATGAAACCTGTAGAGCAATTAAAACATCACCCAACAGTAGAAACCTTAGTAGATATTTTATCTGCTCGTACTCAAAACCCAGATAAGAGTTTCTTTACTATCTTGGTTTGTTACCACTTAACTAAATTAGCTTCAATGATGAGAGCTAAAGTAGATGCCCAAGGATTTGGTAATCTGCATTGTAATTTCTATGGTATAAACACAGCTCCCAGCGGGTATGGTTTGCAAAAGCCCACAGTATAAACTGTGAATGTTACTTAATTGTCGGGGAAATCCTTAGAGCTTCATATACCAAGCTACGATAGTAATATACGTAGTGGCGGGAATAATTACCCCGGTATGGTAAAAAGTATGAAGATTGGACAATCCGCAGCTAACGCCCTGTAAAGGGTACAAGTTCAACGACTATCCCTTGGACACACCGCTAATAAAGAAGTGTCATTAGGAGTACGGCTCAAGTGAGTGGGTGAAAATCCCTTAAATGGAAATGGTAACTCTTTTAGTTGACACTTTCCTGAGATGGTTCTAGATTATAATCTGATCCCAACTTAGGAAAGTGTTATGGAAATTTGGAAAGACATAGAAGGTTATGAAGGACTTTATCAAGTCAGTTCACTAGGTAATGTAAAATCTTTAGAAAGATCAATTTTAAATAAAAATGGTAAACCTCAAAGATACCCTGAAAAATTATTAAAATTTGACTTAACTAAAATGGAAAATACTACATATTATCGTGTCACTTTAAGTAAAAATCATGTGACAACCCGATATTTAGTGCATCGCCTAGTAGCTTCTGCTTTTATAAATAATCCTTCACATAAGCCTTTTATAAACCACATAGACAATGATGGTACAAACAATTCAATTAACAATCTTGAATGGTGTACACACTCAGAAAATATGAAACATGCCCAAAACCAAGGTAGATTATTTAATGCCCAATCAAAAGGCGGTAAGTTAGGCAGTATAAAAGAAGTTCAAGCTGCAATAATTAAATCGCAAAGTATTGTTGGAAATATCTATGGGAACTGGGAAGTTCTTAAACCTTTAGGTAAACAAGGTAAAGGTAAGGGAAAATATTATGTTGAATGTATTTGTAGAGGGTGCAGTAGTACACATTCTGTAGAAGTTGGAAGACTTTTAAGGAATGAAACAACTCAATGTCGTAAATGTGGGCAAGCTAAAAGAAAGATATAGTCTAGTATCCTAACGAAAGTTAGGGAAGTTCATAAGAGAACTGTAGGGGTTAACGCCCCCTATGAATTTACGAAAGGTCATGCCACCAAGATTATGGAAGAACAAGTATTACATTTATTCAGAAATGAATTCATGGAATACACTTTACCGACCATTGCAGAGAAATCCCTAACTGATTTAGCTAATAAACGTGCATTACGTAAAGGTGTAGATGAAGCAGAAGAATTAGATAAAGTTAAACAAGAGTACCGTAGAATTGGTGCTTATCTAACTTCATTTGATTCAGGTACTACACCAGCTCTTAAACAATTTAGACATGGTTTACTTATGTCTGAAATTGGTTCTATAAACTTTGAGAGCGATGAAATGGCTAATAATCTACTCAGCAATAAAGAAATACTAGATACCTATCTAGAACTTTATGACGGAGTAGTTAAACCAAAGTTAACCAAGAATACTGCTGAATCTGTACGTAATGAAGAAATTGAAGGTAAGACACCAACTAATATGTTGATGTATGGTACTGCTTCAATGCTTCTAGATGGTTCAACAACAGAGAAGATGTTCTTTGATATGTTGACTACTGGGTATGCTCGCAGATGTTTCTTTGGTTATTCTTCAATTGAAGCTTGCACTAAAAAGCTAACTGTAGCTGAAAGATTAGCTAACTTAACTGATACTACATCAGACACTAAGTTACATAACATTGCTATTCAGTTACATAAATTAGCTGATCCAGTAAACCATAACTTCCAAGTACGTATTCCTAATGATGTTATGCAAGCAATCATTGAGTATCAAATCTACTGTGAAGAACTCATGGAGTCATTTAGACAAAGTGATGAAATACGTAGGGCTGAAGCTCGTGGTAGATATTTCAAAACTATTCGTCTAGCAGGTGCATTTGCATTCTTGGATTCTGCTGCTCAAATGACAATGGAACATTGGGAAGCAGCAGTTAAAGTAGCTGAAATGTCTGCTAAGTGTTTCAATGATTTGTTATCTCGTGACCCAGCATTTGCAAGACTTGCATTATTCCTATCTGAATGTAAGGAACCAATGACACATGCAGATTTAATGGAAGAAGTACCATATTTCCCTAAAGCATCTAATGCTCAGAAGGATATGATTAAACATGCTACTGCTTGGGGTTATAAGAATAACGTAATCATTAAGAAAACATTTACTGATGATATTGAATTCCTCCAAGGTGAGAGCTTACAAGCTACTAACCTAGACCAACTAATGTTGAGTTGGAGTAAAGATATTGCAGTAGGTTATACACCTGAATTAAAAGTACCATTCTCTAAATTAGATATCATTACTAAGATGGATGGTGGTAACTGGTGTAACCATAGGTTCTTGGAAGGTTTACGTAGACAGACACACGTAATCAAAGGATTTAATTTATTGGTTCTTGATATTGATGGTACTGCTACATTAGATGAAACCAAGAAGATTCTTGAAGATTACACATATTACATTTACACAACTAAACGTCACCAACTAGCTGAAGATGGTAAACCAGCAGCGGACAGATTTCGGATTATTCTACCTATGAGTCATGTTCTTAAATTGAACATAGATGAATATAAAGAATTTATGCACAACGTGTTGGAAACTCTTCCCTTTGAAACTGATGAGCAAACTACTCAAGCCAACCGTAAATGGTTAGCTAATAAAAATGCTCAAGTGTTTACAAATGAAGGTAAGTTATTTGATGTATTACCATTCATCCCTAAAACCAAGAAGAACGAAGAACGTAAGCAGTTTATTGATACTACTGGTTCAATGGATAAGTTAGAACGTTACTTCTTCTCTAAGATTGAGGAAGGTAACCGTAATAACACTATCTTCAAGTATGGTGCAGCATTAGTTGATTCTGGCAGAGGATTAGATGACTTGGTTCTAAAGATTAAATCTTTTAACTCTAAGTTACCTAAACCAATTCCAGATGAAGAATTAAACAATACTGTAATTCAATCTGTCACAAGACAGTTTTATAAGAAAGGTTAAATTATGCTTACCCCTGAACAGGAATCAAAGATACTTCGAGCTACCAAGTTAATAATCTCCTCCGGAACTAACACACTGGTCAAATACTTCATTATTGGTTTAGTTATAGTGCAAATTGCTACATTAGCGTTAAACCAACTAAGAATTGGTTTTGACAGTACTGATGGTGAAAAACGTTCAGGCATGGCATTACGAATTGACTATGGTACTGGCTGTCATTATTTAGAATCCTCTAGGGGTAACCTTATTCAGAGATTTAACCCCGATGGTACTCAATATTGTGAGAAATAAATAATGTCTGAAAATACTGAAAATACACAATTAGTATTAATTGCAGGTAAATCAGCAACTGGCAAATCAGCTTCTTTACGTAACTTACGTAACCCAGAGAAGGTTGCTTATCTAAATTGTGAAAACAATAAAAGATTACCTTTTCCAGCTAAGTTTAAGCAAGCTAACGTAACAGACCCAAACCAAGTATTAACCACCATTAAAGCACTTACTGGTAATCCTGAGTATGGTCCAATCATTGTAGATACTCTTACATTTATGATGGACATGTTTGAAACTCAGTATGTACTTACTGCCTCTAACGGTATGAAAGCATGGGGTGAGTATGAGCAGTTCTTTAAACGATTAATGCAAGATGGTGTAGCTAAATCAGATAAACCAATTGTATTCATGGCACACACTTCTGATGTGTATAATGAGAATGAAATGGTCAATGAAACTATGGTCAAAGTGAAAGGTTCACTTATGACTAAAGGTGTTGAATCATTTTTCTCTACTGTCATTGCATCAAAGAAAATGCCAGTTAGTAAATTGGAACCATATGAAAAAGATAACAAACTTCTAAACATCACTGATGAGGAACGTATGTTAGGCTTTAAATATGTCTACCAAACGAAGCTAACTAAAGAAACTGTTAATGAACGTATTCGTTCACCTTTGGGTATGTGGACAAACCAAGAAACATTCATTGATAATGATGTTCAATTGGTTCTAGACCGTCTTCAAGAATATTACGCTTAATCCAAACTTCGTTTGGTTCTGTGGTTATAACAAACTAATTAATTAGTAAAAGGAAATAATAATGTCTCTATTTGCATCTGCACAACAAAAAGCACAAACAGTTAAAGCAGAAGAAAAAGACGTACTAGGTGGCAGCTTTACTATTCCATCTGGTATCTACCCATCTGGTATCAAGATGGCTTATCTAGATAAATGGGATAGTGGTGCTCTTTATGTTGGTTTTGAATTTGCTGTCCTAGTTGATGGTAAAGAAATGAACCATAAAGAACTAATCACCATCTCTAACAAAGCAGGTGAATTCACTTATGAGAAGAATGGTGAAGTACATCCAATGCCCGGTTTCAGTATGGTTGATTCAATCTTCCGTCTTGCTACTGGTAAAGGTTTCAAAGAGCAAACTGGTGTAGAAGTTAAACAAATTAAACTCTACGACAAAGAAGCTAAAGCTGAAGTACCTAAACCAAAAGAAGTATTCATGGAAGCATTGGGTAAGAAACTTAAACTTGGTATCCTTGCTCAAACAGTCGATAAGACTGAGAAGCAAGGTGACAAGTATGTACCTACCGGTGAGACTCGTGAAGAGAATGTAATCTCTAAAGCATTCCACTTTGAATCTGATAAAACTGTTAGTGAAATTGATTCTAATGGTGGTGCTGAATTCTTCAAAGCTTGGGAAGAGAAATTCAAAGGTAAAACTATTAACAAAGCCAAAGGTAAACCAGCAGGTTCTTCTGGTGGTACCGCAGGTGCACCAAACCAAAGTGCATCATCTTTGTTTAACTAATGCCTAACAGCAGAATAGAATTAATATCTGCACCCTTGGAGGTTCCGGTAAGTAGAAAGAATAAGTTTATAATTAACTTAAATAACTACCGGAACACTCATTTTCAAGTATTGAACAAAGCTAAGAAGGTATATAAGGGGCACCTCACTGAAAGACTCCTTAAACTTCAACCATTCAATACTGTATCACTTGAGTTTATTCTTTACCCTAAATCCAATAGATTGACGGACTTAGACAACGTTACTTCTATTCATGCTAAGTTCTTTCAGGATGCTTTGACTGAGACTGGTGTACTACCGGATGACAATTACAACTATGTAATAAGTACTACTAGTAGGTTTGGATATGTGGATAAGAATAACCCAAGGGTGGATATTATCATTAAGGAAATAGAACCAATGAATGTAACAGTAATTAAACCTTCTCAAGAAGTAATTATTAAAGCTCTTACACAATACTTCAACTTCCCTGAAGGATTACAAGTAGAGTTTGATTTAGGTATCCAATCGGAACCAGTAAATACTCATGAAGTAGTTGCTGATGAATCTGAAGAAGATACCAAACCAAAACGTAAACGCCGTACTAAAGCAGAAATGGAACAGGAAACTAAACCTGAACCAATTCAAGAAGAAGTTATTGAACCAGTCGTAGAAGAATTTACAGAAGCTGTAGAACAATCATTTGAAGACCGTGAAATGTCTTTGATTGATGAGGTACTAGCAGAAGCTGAAGGTATGGAACTACCTGAGATTGATAACTCAGATTTGTTAGATACTTCTAAATCATTGTTCGGTTAATGAAACTACTTAAGATTCTAGGGATTATTCTTGGTTCATTACTTATAGGTATTATAGTTGTATCTGTATTACCTTTTCTATTTGCAATCTCTATTGGTCTATTAGTTATAGGTAGTGCTTACACTATCTATAAAATAGATTCACCTGAGATTAGTGAATTAGTTGAGAAAATGAAACAAGAAAGGGAGTCCAAGTGACTCCCTATTTTTATTTAAAGGTTTAAACATATGAGTTTAGAACGTATTGATAATTTCTCTACAAGTAATGAAACAGTATTTGTAGACCCACATAAAGGTTTTATTGAACTAACTTTATGTCCAGTAGCTGAACCAGAAGAATCAGTAAGTGTATCTTACTCTTGTTCTAGTGAAGATATTGGTAAACTAATTGCAGCACTACAACGTGCTAAAGATAAATTTGATAATGCTTAAGCATTAAAATATTAGGGACTCAATTGAGTCCCTATTTTTATTTAACTAAATACTTTAGCAGTGATGATATCAGGTGCAGCATTAATAAAGCTTTCAACTGGATTAGCCAATCTAGTTAATGGATTGGTTTCAATAATCATAGTTGAATCCATAATATCTGGAACATCACCAAAGAAGTTCTGTAGAAGCATAATACTCAATGCTCTTGCAGGATTCTCTAAGAATGTTTTAGCAATGATACGTTGTACACGAACCAAGTATTTACTAAACATCAACAAACCAAGGTCATTTAAGTATTGAATACCTTTGTGAGTAGGTAAGTCATAATCAATGAAGATATCCATTACTTGCCCTGCTGCTTCATCTTTAGCAATTCCCTTATTCTTAGTCATGTGCTGGAACAACACATATCTAGCACCAAAGTCAGAGAACTGTGCAGCTTCACTTAAAAAGTCATACAGGTTAGAACCTTGCATTACTAATGCTTCTTTAAATACATCTTTCACGCTGTTAGGAATACGGTTAGTTGCATCTTCTAAACGTTCTGCCCAGCTGGTTTCAGCATACTTACGTTTGATACGTTGGCTCAGTTTATATTCTTGAACTTCAGTATCTACATCCTCTACGATAGTTGATAGCAAACCAGCATCAATCAAATCAATTACTGGATTGTTAGCTAATCTATCTTCAAGCTGAACCAACTTAGATTCATATACACTTCTCTGTGCTCTTGTAAGGTTAGCATTACTTAGTTTAAGTCTTACTTGTTCAGTCTCTTGGTTCAACTTCTTGTATTCGCGCATAGCTACAAATGAATCTTTATGACCTACGATAATATCTTTAATAGATACACCCATCATCTTTAGTAGAACCATGTTAGACACCATGTTACCTAATGTAACAATACCTGTTTTAATGACAATGATATCTTTAACTGTCTTAGCTAATGCTTCTAAAAGTTCTTCTCCTTGTCTTACTCGCATTGCTGCTTTCTTACCGAAAATCATATTAACAAACATTACAAAAGCTTCTTGTACTAAACCACGTTCAGCTTTAGATAACTTCCATAGGTTAGCTGCTGTATATTTGTGATAGCCAAATAGTAAGTCTACAGAGTCTTTACGAACCAACATAGAATCACTACCCCATACTTTACGAATCTCTTCTTTCATATCTTCTGGTAGCAGTCTGAATATCTCACGATATTCTTCATTGGTTGATTGTGGTGAAATCTCTATAAACTCAGCTTTGTTAGGTGTGTTGGTATACATCTCTTTTAATACTTTAACGAGTTCTTTGTTCTCTTTCTTGATGTCATTCTTAACAGCTAAACCAGAGAACATAATACCCATCACATCATCAAAAGATGTATCACGTTGTAGAATGTCATTCTTAGTGTTGTCATTCATTACATAACGGTAATCAACAATCTCACCTGCTTCATTCACTAGGGGAACTGCATACGTAGTACTATCTAATGTACGTTTATTCCAATTAGCAGATACTTTCTTAGCATTCTTAGTTTTCCAAGTATCTAACGTACCAGTACGAGAACCATTGAAAGAACCAGTAGTATTCAAGGTTACTGATGTACCTCTTGCAGCATCATTCAGCAGGTAAGCTACACCACCAATGTTAGCTGGTTGACCACCATGACCATTTACAAATAAGTATTTAGTTTCTGTATCTGGGTCACTTGGGTCTTTAGGTAAAGCTGAACCAATAGCATAACCTTGTGCTTCAAATTCTTCTTGGTCATCAATAGTACCTACTTTGATAGCAATATCTGGATTCACCTTATCAGTCATAAATCCTTTTTGGATATGTCTACTGTTCTCTCTAAACTCTTCCAGAGTTTTACTACGAAACTCTTTCATTAAGTTCATTGTGAAAGTAATACCATTACCCCCATCTGTTCTAGATACTTCTTTAGAAGCTAAACCATTAATTAAACGTCTGTGGTTATCGCTCAGATTGCTAATTGCGTAAAGAGAAGCTAACACATCAATTGTTGGTTCTGCTTGTCTAGCGAACGTAGGCATTGTTCTAGGAGTACCAATTGCATCTGCAATATTCTTAGCATTCATCAAACCATTAGGAATACTAGATACACCTGTAATCATAAACTTACCTAGGTTCTTAGCTTGTCTAATATAAAAAGCAGTATAACCAGTGTATTGGTTTAGGTTGGTTTCATACTGTTGAATAGTTTGTGCTAAGTATTGTTTATCACGCATTAGTTCAATGATTTGGTCTTGAGAGAAATCATTGAACAATGAAGTGATATCTGTTTTAAGGAATGCATAAGACAATGCATCTTTCTCTTGAACAGTTAACTTCTCAGCAAATGCTTCATTGATAGTAGTTCTATAATTATTACGTACTTGCATACGGTATCTGTCGATATTCTTGTTAGCTAAACGTTTCATATCATGTAGAACTGCTACAGCATTAAATCTACCTTTAGATTCAGTAACCAAACTTAAGAATAAGTTAGCAGCAGTAGAATTAGATTGTCTTAGTTTATTGTACGTTTCATTAGTAATCTCAGTTACTGTTTGAACCTTACCATTCTTAACAGCTTCTTTAATTTGCTTCTTAGTTAACTTTTTAAACTTATCTAAAGGCTGAACCAAGTTACGTTCAATACCCGGTTGAACTCTATTAATTACTTCTTGTACTGGTTTAGTAAATACTTCAGTAACTCTTTCCATATGCTTACGTAATTGAGCTTTGTTACTACTATCAATACCAGCAAATGATTGGAATAGTTGTGCTAACTGTTGGTCTACAGGTTTACCATAAGTACCCAGTAATTTAGCATTAAGAGTGTTTAACAGTTTATTGAACCAATTGTAGATACCTTGAACCAATCTACCTAATGAACCTGCAGCTGTATTAAGTTCACTAGCTTTGTTCTGGTATTCAATTTTCGACAATGCTTTTCTAAAGTTATTGTTAGTTAAACCAAGTGCTACAAACTCATGTAAGTAGTTAGATTTAGCTCTACCATTAACTACATTATCTCTTTTTGGTTCAAACACATGTTTGTATCTTTGTTCTGCTGCTTGATATTCATCTGCAAATCTTGGGTCAGATTCAAGCATAGAAGGGTCATTCATGAAATCACGAACAGTTACTACTTTCTTAGCTTGTAACCATAGTTTGTATAGTTCATTACGTTCAGCATATTTGTTATCAATACCAAACATAGATACATTATGAACCAACTCATGAACAAATACTTCAGAAGCAGACATACGAATACCATTTGCTAATGAACCTGACAGTGGTTGTGAACCTTGTGTTTGATTCACAATAAACATATCTACACCATCAGTAGCACCAATAGTTTCTGTTTGGTCTGAAGCTCCTAAGTGTAAATCAAATGGTTGAACTACTTTGTTTACCACATTGTTTAATACACCCCGTAGATACTCTAAGTGTTCTGGTTCATCTTTGATTAAAGATACTTGTTGTAACTCATCAAATACTTGTTCTGAGTTATAACCATCAATTCTTCTAGCTTCATCAAATGTGAAGTCATTTCGAATATCATTATATGCTGATGAACCAAGATTATTAGTAGGTCTTACATAAGCTGAATCTTCACCATTAGAATATTGTTCACTTCTAACAATGTTATTCATTACTTTGTTTTTATTATTTACGTGGTCTTGTCCAAGGCTAGTAATGAAACTATTAATGTCATTCAAAGTCTGTTGTAAACCACGTTGAGCTACCCACTTAGCATCTCTACCAAGTACAGTTTTAGCTGCTTTAATAATTGGTTCTTCTAATTCTTTAATATCACCATCAAAACCAGTAACTACTCTATTCAACATTACTCCAATCTCTTGAGGGATTGAGTAAAGCGAGTTAACAAGTAAGAAACCTTTGTTATAAGCTTCTTTAATTGCCTTAAAGGCACTACCAGCAATATAGGCAGCATCATGTACGTTCAAAATCCTAGCAATATTCATAATAACTAATTGAACAGCCGCATCTATAGATTGAGTCATAGTAGGAATTGCAGCAGCACCCGGTTCACTATATGTACGTAATTGTCCATTAGTAGTTCTAGATTTCTTACCTGATTTAAGATTCTTTGGATTAATAGTTACTTGAACACTTCTATCAGTGATAGGTGTCATTTCATAACCAGACAACATCAAACCAGTCTCTAACTGTTTAGTTAAATCTTTACTAGAAATCTTACTAGTAGCTGTATTCACAATAGGTGTAACTGTTTTAAGAGATTCAACTAAGTTCTTCTCTTCTTCTACAGTTAGTTGTTTATTACCGGTTTGTTTAAGAATCTCTGCTTTACGTTTGTTATACATATTCACAAACAAAGCATGAGCTAAGTTAGTAGCAGCGTTCAGTTTATTACGTGAATCAAAAGATACTTTGTATTCTTTATCCATCGCTTCTTTCAATGGATTCTGATAAATACCACTAACTACCTTCTTGAAGTTCTTAACTTCATTTGGTCTAAGTTTAAATTCTTTTAAGTCTTTAGTATTTCTAATTACACGTTTACTACCAGTTAAGTAGTTAACAATACTAAGTACTTCATTTACTTCTGCTCTTGCAGCTTCTTGAGTAAGAGTACGTTCAATTAAACCTTTATACACAGCTTCTAAACGTTCATATACTTTCTCAATACCTTGTGAACCAATGTTATCTGCAATGGTTCCAATTGAAGCCCCATAGATAGAAGTCATTAGAGGGTTCTTAGCAATGTTACGACCTTGCTTAGTTACTTCTTCTTTACCAGTAAGTTCATTTACTTTAATGAATGAACCAAACAATTTAGATACTACATTATAATCTTTAGCATATTTAGCATCTTCCATTGCTTTAAGTTGAATAGCTTTCTCCCAATCTCTTGCAAGAGTCTTATATGAATCTTGGTTAGCTGGGTTAGCAATCCATTCGTTATAGGTAATATTTGAATTATAAATACCCATACGTTGAAGCATATTGAACATTGCTTCTACATTATCTGAAGCAAACTGAAGAGTAGTGATAGCTACACCATTCGTAATACCATCCACTTCACGAGCAAGATTATGAGTAAATTCAGTAGCGTCAGATTCTTTAGCTAATTCATATTCAGCCATTGCTACAATACTCAAGTAACCTTTCATATTGGTTCCAATAGCTTTCACACCATCAGCAATAACTGTTTGTAGTTCCACTGTTAATTCACGTTCACCAGATAAACGTAATACATCTTTCATTGCATCAATCGCATTACGTACTTTTGGTTTAGCTAATTGTTTCTGTACTTCTTCCAAAGCTTTATCAGAAGCTAGACCATTCTGGTCAGAACCAAACTTAGGTACTTCTACATCTAACCCTTCACCTACAGCTAGTAAGAAGAAGTTCTCTTCTGGGGAGCCAAAAGTAAATGTAGTATTCCATTCACGGTTAACTAAGTAACGGTGAATCTTAGAAGCTTGTGGGTTAAATTTATTACCAATACCCATACGACCTTGCTTCCAAACAGTATGTTCTAAGTAGAAAGGTGTATTGATGCCCTTATCTTGTACTTCTTCATACCATTCTTGAGCAATCTCTAGTTCACGTTCAATACTACGATTCTTACCTTCTACACTTGGTTTATTCACATCAATTACAGTATCTAGATTACTTACATAACCCATCATCTCTTTCTGTAATTCTGAGTTAAAACCAAAGAATGTTTGAACAGTATTCTCTCTAAAGAAATATGGCTTAGCTTGGTCAGCTTCCAATACTCTCTTCTGTGATTCAGGTACTTGTTGTACAGATTTAGCTACTTTTAAATTACCTTTAACTGGTTTAAAGCTAGGCATTGGTCTTTCATAAGATGAACCAAACACATCCTGCATAAATGAAGATTGCTTTTTATTAGCTGCAAAGATGTTATCAATGTCGTTGGTTAAATCTAATTGCACCAATTGAAATGTAGTTCTATCACCAAGTTTCTTAATTGAATCTGGAGCTTCTGAACCATACAAAGATTTAATCTGAGCGCCAGTAACACTCTCTGCTTCATTTAATACACCTGAGTTCTCTAGAGCTGAGTAAGCCCACAAACCAAGTGAAGTCTCTAAGTTAGTTTGAGCATCAATTGGAGCATTATTATCTAACTTAAGATTTAATGTTTTAAATGCAGCAGTACCCATAGAGTTAACTACTGATTGAAAACGTACACCTTTAGGGATTAAGTTATACAATTCTGGTTCAACATAATCTTCATCAGATAAACCAAGTAAACCTCTCATACTTTCTTCTGATTGGTAATTTGATTCTTTACCTGATGAAACAATCCATTGATATGCTCCAGCTGCCATAGCAGTTTTTACATTCTCTGGTAGGTTACCTGATTCATCTACCAAGTACTGAGTAAAGTCATTACCAATAAACTCTTTCTTAACTGCAAAGATTTCATCTAAAGCTTTACCAAATGAATCATTAAACTTAGTAAATTCAGTAGCTACTTCCATAGCACCAGTAGGAACTACAGAACCATAGAACTGTTTAAGAATATTTTCTGTATCTAGTTTTAGTTTAGAACTAAAGTTAGCAATCTTATTTAAAGCAGATTGTTTATTACTTGGTTTGAAATACTCACTAACCAAGTTACCTTCTTTACTGGTTAACTCTTTAGCTAATGAATAATCTTTATCTTCAGTAATATCCAACGCAGGTTCAACTGTAGTAGTCACTGGAGAAGCTTCAGCTTCGACAGGTGTAACTACGGAAGGTTGAACCGGAGTGTCAGTTACTTGTTCAACAGTTTCAGAAACAACCTCTGGTTGTTGTGGTTGAGTAACTTCTTCTACTGTTTGTTCACTTACAGTATCTACAATTGGTTGTTCAGTGGTAACTTCTTCAGTCGGGCTCTGAACAGCAGGTTCTACAGAAGGAATAGAAGAGTATTGTTGATACACTTGGTTCAACAGATTAGCTTCTTCACGTACTTTAGATACTAGTCGTTTAGAGTTATTGCTAATCTTCAGTGAACCAACTTGTACTGGTTTACCAGTATTAGTTGCTTTAACCAATGCATCTTCTAATTGAGTAGCTTTACTTGTTTGTCTTTCAGCAAACAGTTTTAAACCTTCTAAACCTTTAGTCTTAATAGCTTCATCACCAGAAAGAATCATATTTTGGTAATCTTTAATACCAAGCATCTTTCTTTTAGTTTGTGGGTCTGTACCACCATTGATGATGTTATCTGATACCTGACTAAAAGTGCGTAGGTTCTTCTGAACTTCTGCATATGTTTTAAGTATTTGATTCTCTTCTTCAGATAAACCATTATCAGCTTCTGCTAGAGCAATAGCTTGAGATTCAGATAAGCTAGTAGGGTTATCTCTAAATGAACCAAATACACGTCTAGCAGCTTCTGTATCATTCTTTGTTGCTGCTTCAATATCATTGGATACCTGTTCAGCATTTACCACTGTAGGACGCATTGCACGAACAATTGGAGCTGCTTTACTAATTGATTCTTCTAACTTAGGAACCAAAGTATCTAATTCTTGTAAACGAGTTTGTTCTTCGGGTGTACGCTCAGTCTTAGATTCAAGTTCAACATATTCATTGGTTAACTGAACCAACTCAGCTTGTTTACTTAATACTTGTTCTTTAGCTGTTTCATAATTTTGAGTACGTTCTTCAGGAGTAACACCCTCTACCTGATTACGTTTAGACAAAGTATCTACAGAAGTATTTAAATCAAATGTAGGTGATTCAGTATTGGTTACTGGTTCTAAGTTACCAGTTTCAATAGCTTCTTTTTGAACTTTACGTTTCTGTACAAATTCAGTGTTCTTTACTTTATTAGATACAGCTTCACCAGCTTTACCTGTAACTGCTTTAGCAGCTTCAATAGTAGGACGTACACTTGCTGCACCGCCACCTGCTAATGCACCCATTAAACCAGAAGTAAATGCACCTTTATAGTTAGGTTCTTCTAATTTAATTAAACTTTCTTCTACAATAGTTTGGTAAGCTTCAGTAGCAGCTTCAGTTAAAGAAGTAGTACTTACCTTTGCAGCAGCGTCTAAAGCTTTACGTCCTTTGGTTAATGCATCGAGTGCAAATAAATCACCTGCTTGTTCAGCAAGTGTTAGTGAACTAGCTAACTTAAGTTGTTTTTGTAATTCTTCAGTAGTAGGTAATCTTCCATTCTTTTCATGGAAATCAACAATTGCAGTTGCAAATGCATCTGAACCATAACCAATAGAAGATACTATTTGTAATGCTGAGCCAGTCTTACCTAACAAACCAAGAGCAACATCACCAATTACTTCAGCAGTTAATTCACCTACAGCTTTAGCAGCAGCTAAGGGGTCTTCTACTTTATCAAAAGTATCAAACACTGCATCAGCAGCGCCAGCAGCAATATCACTTACACCATCTAATACTTTACCTTCTTTAATCTTAGAGATAGCAGTATCTAGGGTTGCAGCAAACTTAGCATCAGCAACTTCAGCAGCTTTAGTAATTACATCTTGGTTTTCTTTGTTAACAATGGATTCCAAGTTAAAGAAGTCTTTAATATCTTTCTGTAAGTTAGCAGCACCTAAACCATACTCAATAGCTTCTAGGTTAGTCTTACTACCTTCACGTTCTACTGATTGAGCTTCAGGAGCAACATCAACACCATAAGTATATGTGTTACTCATAGTGCCAGTTGAAGTTACTTTACGTTTAACCTTTTGGTTCAGTAATGCTTCATCTTTATCAATACCTTCATAGGTAGTACCACTATCCTTAGCATTACGATAACGGATATAAGCAGCTTTAGCTTCATCAGATACAGTAAGTAAATCCATAGTACCTAAACCAATAGGTGCTGAAACTACATAACCAACAGTCTCACTTACACCAGCTAGTGCAGTTGCAGCTACGTTAGTTAAATAACTCAAAGGATTATCTGTATCTTCTGCTAATAGTGCTTGTCGTCTTTGTGCTTCTTGTGCAGCAGCTTGTTGAGCACTTTCTACATAACTAGTAGAACGTAAGGAGGCTAATGCCTCCTCACTTACTTTACTCAGATTTTGATTAGTACTTGCTGACAAGGATTCTAGAAAATCAATGCTTGGCATTACTGAGTTCCTTTTAAAATATTTTCATTAGTTTTTTGGTTCTTTATAGCATCACGTAACCGTAATACTTCCTTGGATTTCATATTACTTAATTCAATCTGCTTTTGTCGAATACTCTTTAAGTTCTCTTGAGCATTCTTTGCATCTTGCCCATAAGCAAAGTATTCAATAGCAGTATTCTTAAGTTTATTTTTAATCTGTGAAGTCGAACCAAGAGCAATACCACCATCAGCTGTAACTGGTGCACTCATAACCAAATGGGTAACCACATCATCAGGAATTCGGTTATATTTTTTAGCTTCTGCTTCAGGAATACCTAAAGCTATTAAGCCATTACGAACTTCTTTCAGTACATCCTTGTCATTCTTAAGGTCATCAAACTTATTGGTAATGTCTTCACCTTCGTATTCACCACCTAAGAAATCAGGCCATGATAAAGATGCCTTATCCGGTGCAAATTTGTTAATGTACTGACTTAGTGTTAACTGACTACGTAAGTTAGTTGTATCTCTTAATGGGTCTTTCTGAATAATAGCTTCCTGTTGTGCAGCAGAATCCAATAGGTTTTGTTGTTCAACTTGGAAAGCAGATTCAATACCCTGAATACCGGTATCGAATAGAACCTTACCTTCTGGTGTAAGTTGGTTCATGTACTGTAGTTGATTCATAGCATTGGTTCGTATAGCACTTTTAACTTCGATTGGTTTACCTTGAATCAAAGCTTCAACACCTTGACGAATTTCTTCTTGAGATTTACCTCCAAGTAAACCTTCAGAAATAAATGCATCAACAGTAGTAGCTGTACTTTTAATATCATTATCTAATGCTTTACGAGCCAACATATCATCACGTTGTTCAAGTTTAATAGTGCGGTCTAGTTCCTTATCTTTATCTGCATAGATAAGGTCATCTTGGTAATCAAATGCTTTAAACAATTCACTACGGTTAACCTTATCACCATACTTAAGAAGTAAGTCATCAAAGGAAGTATTCTGATATTGTTCAATTGTTTTGATACCTCTAATTGCTTCTAAAGCTCTTTGAGTATTATCAGCAATTGTTTTCTCTTCTTCCTGTTTTAGCTTTAGTTCAGCTTCTTGTGCTTCTTTGGTAATTCTATCTTCTTCAGCAATGTTAGCTGTCCGTTGAGCTGAACCAATGTTAGTTAACCCTTGGAATGCTCTATCAAAAGATTCACCAGCATCAGCTAAACCTTGTTGTACACCTCCAAATGAAGGTGCATCAATATTACGCCAAGTAATTGCCATAATTATTTAACTCCACTGGTATTGATGAACTCAGTCTTGTCCATCGGGTTCTGCCCATAAGCAGCTCTACGAGCTACATCACGGTCATACAATTGTTGGTTAGTTAGTTGTACTTGGTTCGACCAGTTCTTAGCAAATGCATCTTTCTGGAATGCTAATTGTTGTTTAGCTAAATCTAGTTGTTGCATACCTAACCAAGCATTAGCAGCAGTCCCTAAACCTTGTACAGTAGGTGAGAACCAACCAGTACTTTCACCATTACCAAACATGTTGGTCTTATCTGTAGCACTCCCCATCCAATTACGGAAAGAATCTAATAAACTAGTATCTTGTGGTGTATTGCCAAAATTAAATTCAGGAGTCTTGTATTGTAATTCTAGGCTAGGAAATGCCCATTGATTTTCGTTCATATGTATTCCTTAACTTGTTCTTAAAGTAAGCATATTATCTACAAAGTTACTCACAGCATCAATTGTAAGAATACCGGGATTAACTAACTCTATTTTACGTTGAAGATACATTTCTGAACTTTCATTTGGAAACATACCTATATCTGTGTACAAACCAATTGGGTCTAAGATATTTGTTTTATTGGTTTGTAGTTCTTCTTGCACTGAAAATAGTTCATCAAACTTTAAACCATAGTACTCTTGTAATGCTGTTAATTCATCTTGAATACCAATAGCTTCTTCTTGGATTACTTGACCAACTCCTTGACCTAAACCAGTACCAACATTTAAAAATATATCTGCATTAGGTAATGAGTTAAGACTGGCAATGGAACCACCAATAACTAGAACCAAAGCTAATACAAATGCTAAGTCTATTCCTAATGCTTCAGCTACTTTCTCAAAGCTATATTTAAATACATAACTAGTTAAATATAATTCAGCAATAAAAATACCTAGACTAATTACACCAGCAGTAGCAGCACTAATTAAACCAGTAATAAATGAAGCAGCACCCCCAGTATAAATACTAATAGCAATCACAAGTACAATAGTAAAAACTTTAAAAATACCTGTTTGATACCATTTAAGTTTAATTTTCTCATAAGCATTTAAAACCAAATTAAAACACTTATAGTATAAATCATCTCTATCCCATAGTTTCATTTGATTAATAATAGAGATGTTTAAGGGTATGATAAAACTTTCTGTATTAGCAGAATCTAGTGTAGTTATCTCATCCCTATTTACACCGTATATATTATTAAAATGCACTAAACCAGTAATGATTAACTCACTGTAAGTGTTAGTAGTTATTTGTTTTTTAAGTACTACTCTGTTATCTGGAGATTCAGTTGTATAACTGACATTATCATTCTCAAAAGTAATGTCTTGGTTACCTGAATAAACTTCTTTAATTACTTTACCAATCTTAGTTAAGTTACCTACTTTAATTTCACGAGTAATGTAGTAATACATTATCTTAGTTTTGTAGGTATCATCTTCTATTTGTATAACATTTACGGGTGGTGTGGTTTTTTCAGTTTCACTAGAAAACCAATTATCAAAATCAGTTTTAGTAAAAATATTTCTGTCATGTAAATCATTAAAGTATTCATATAAATATTCATTACCCACATCCGATTCAACTCTGATTGGGTAACCAAATACAAAGTAAGCATGGTCTAATGAACCAATATCAGGACTAGCATTAATACTTTCTCTTAATTGGTTCGCATCAATATCTACATACTTAAGTATCTTTACACTGGTTCTATATAAATCAGTTGTCAGATTAGGATCTAACATATCTTGGTTCTGTATACGTACAGGAACAATAGGTAAGTACTGAGTGTACTTAGAGTATTCAGGTAATTTTAATTCTACATAGATATCTTCAGCAGCGTTGTAAATCCAATAATAAGGATTACCTATAGCATCTTCTGTATCTTTATCTACGATGTTGTATGTAACCATGTAATACAGTTCATCCGTAATACTAGGTACAGCGGGAATTGTAATACTGTAAACATTTGGTTCAGGTGATAAATCATTTTGTTCATTAAAATTAAGTTTAATCAGGTTTTCAGATAAAACATCAAAACCAGCATAAACTAAATTATTTGTACCAATACCGGGTACTGTAGTTACATAGTTATCTTTATAGTTCCAATCTGTATTTCCCCTTAACCATTTGAAACCATAGAAAGCAGGATTGATTTCACCAATTACATAACTAATTAAACTTACTTCTTCATTAGGCTGTAAGGTTAATACATAGTTAGTAAGTACATCTATTACTGCATCGGCATCAGCTTTAAAGTAACCAAATGAACCTTCGGGCAATCCATTGGTAAAATCTGTAATACCATACTTATAGTACCTATTCACTCTACTGGATAATCTGTTTAGTGTTGTATCCATTAAGTTAGGTACAATCTCTTTGTTACCAAGTATTGAATTGGTTACTGATTGTTTAACAACATCAGGTGTATCCTCAATTAGTGATACTGTCTGACTGTATGTATATATCCTAGTCTTACTAAATAATCCCATAATAAAAAAGGGATGGTTATCCATCCCTCCTCCAATTAAGTACCTATTAAATAGGTGATTTAATTTGTGTAATCAGTTCATCATATCGTGTACTGATTGCATCATTGGTGAATGCACTTGGTGGTGTAATTGCTTCATCAGTTGAACGTTGTACGTTCCAAACATCTACAGCAATCTTAGCAGCTTTATTAAATGCATCATCTTTAAAACCTTTAATCTGCGCGGCATATACTTGTTTCTGTTTACCAATTAAACCAGTAACAGGTACACCATCAACTGTATCAGAAATCTGAGCTTGTTCAGTTTTAACTTTCTGGTCAGTTAGAATACCTTGAAGACTATAACCTACTGCTTGAGTTAAAGCTAAGTTAGTCATCGCAATATAAGCTTCAGCATAGTTGTCACCAGTAATACGACCAGCAGTTACTTCACCTTGTAGATGTAGTTTAAGTACCTGCATGAACTTATCAAAGATACCGTCACCATCAATTATACCAGTCGTAATATTAGTTACATCAGTCATAGTTAGTTACCTGCATATTGGTTTGGTGCACTAATAGAATAACCAAGTGCTTTCTGAGTTTCTGCTAACTCTTTCAACTCTTCAGGAGTTAATGGAGGTAGTTCTACAATGTCAAATGCTTTACCAATTTGAACATCATCTAGAGTACTATGTTGATGCCCTTTATCTACTTGGCGAACATTCTTAATACAAGTTTTACGTTTAAGAATATCAACTACGATACGGGGAATATGCCATACAACATCTTGTGTACCATTGTAAGGAACAAACACACGGAATGTGCCAATGATAGAGTTACCTACTGTAATGAATTCACCTTTACGTGATTTACGCATCGGGTCATGACAAATAACATTACAACGAACCAACTTCATAGCTTCTTCACGAATCTGTTTAGCAGTTTTCTTAACTACATTAGTAGATTCTTTTACTTCTTCTTTTGGTTCTAGAGCTTCTGCTAGAAGCTTCTTAAGAGTTTCAAGGTTAGCATTATGATGAAATTTAACCTTCATCATAGTTAGCTGTTCTTTAATACGTACTAGTTCTTCTTTTTCTAATTCTTTATCTAGGTTTAGTTCTTCTGACATGGTGTTATCTCTCAATAGTTAAAATAGAGTCCCCGAAGGGACTCATTTAATTTAAATTACTTCTCGCCAAGAGTCCACAATACTGCAATCCATTCTGGACGCTCTACTAGCATACCATGTACCCACTGTAGTGAGTGGAAACCAGATTGACCATATGGGTCTGTACGGTCAGCAGTTTCCATACCCGGCAGTTTAGTAATCATCTTGAAGTTACCCTTACCCCCGAATGCACCCTCTGGAGCAAAACCTAGGTGAGAGAATGCTTCAGATGCTACAGCAAGCATTGGGTAAGCATTGTAGTACTGTTTAGCAGTATCAGTGTTAGCTGGGTTATTTGGGTTGCCTGTGAAACCAGCGGAGGTTGCGTAAGTAGAATCACCACCTACGTCTTCTGCACCAATTGCATTGTACTCAGGCATCTCAGGTACAACAATGATACGGAAACCGGCAATAGAACCAATCTCACCACGTAGTACTTGCGTACCAGCAGCAGCATACTTCTCTACTGGAATAAACACAGGATTACCAGCAGCATCTTTCATGTTACGCATTTGCATCTCTAATGGATAACCAACATAGAGAGCATAACCTGAACCAATGATTACTGAATCAATCTTACCAGTGCCTTTAGATGCCATTAGACGGTTAGGTGCACGGTTCTCTTTAAGAGTTAGCGCTAGACGTTGTAGATCTTTGTAAGTAACTACAGAAGCATTTGAACCACCTTCAGCAGTAAATGCAGTTAGACTTACAGCACCACCAGTAAAGATTTCTACACCAGCAGCTTTAATCAAGTCGATACCAATCATATCTTCTTGGATTTCCATTGCACCACGCATAGATTCTTTCATCAGGTGACGTAGCAATGCTGGGTCATCATCAAAGTGTAGAGACTCTTTGGTAAACTCAGAGAAGAAACCAAGACGATATGCAGTACCTTCTAGTTCTAGACGAGTAAAACCAACACGGTTTACACGGCCACCAATCTCAGTAAGAGTAGGTAGTTTACCTTCAATGATACCAATGTCTTTACTTGAGCCATATAGGTTACCAGAACCAGCAGTAGTAGAAGCTACACCAGCAGCATTAATACCTTGTGTTGATACGTTACGATCATCCAACAGAGGCATATAGTGATGTTTCTTAATCTTCTTACCTGAGTTAGCAGGAAGATTAACTACAGAACCCATTTGAGAGAAATAACGTTCTTTCTCTAGTTCTTCTAGAGCTTCACGAATATAAACATCCAAACGGATTTGGGAACCAATAGAAGATTTATCAGCTTGTACAACTTGACCACCAGATACTGCCCAGTGGGGGGAGTTATAAATCATTTGTCCAGTATTTGAACCAACAGATGGTAATGCCATAGTATTCACCTTTTACTTTAAATATTTCTTTTTAAACGTTTCCGAATCCAAAGCAAAAATATCTTCGAATTGTTCAGTCACAGTACTTTGTTTAGCTTTAGGTTTACCCGCAGCTAGTTTATCTTTTTTAACTGTTTCACTTGGTTTTCGAATGGGTGGTACTACTGCATTGGCCTTTAGCTGATTAATCTGTTGACCTAATTGCGCGTTAGGTGCAGATGAATTATTACCTTGAGCATACAGTTCATCACCAACAAGTTTATAAGCTACGATGGCAGGTGTTCCTACTGGAATTGACCCAAGCATCTTACGCCTTTCTACTTCCGCAGTGACAGCATCAAACATACCATTACCCATATGCGAATTAATTACTTCAATGAGTGCAGGTGTTTGTTGAATCATCTTACGAGATTCAGCATCCCATTCTTTACCTAGAACATTGACTGTACGTGCATACGTAGGAGTGTGTTCAATTTGTTTGAGAGCTTCATCTACATTTAATTCTGTTTCACTTACCGAATAATTCTTAGGGGAATATTGACTATTCTTTTCATCAACAATTTCCTCTAAATCCAAATCCGAAATAAGTTTATTAATAGCTTGAGGATTTTTATTTAATAAGTCAATAGCAAAACTTAATTGACTTTCATCCATTAAATTATGTTTCTCAAGCATCGCAATAACTTTACGAGCAGGTTTAAGTGCTTCCATATTCTTATAATAGCCAGCACCTAATTGAATTAACTTCTCTGCTTCTTCAATTGAATTAATTGTAATTTCACGACCATTAGCTTTAATAGGTGTACCAATTAATTTTTTATATTCTTGTTCATAATTAATTGAAGATTCTTCAGATGACTCAGTAGTCTCTCCCTGTTCTTCAGTTTCTTCCTCATCTGATAATTCATCATCAGCACCTTCAACATCAATAAATTCTTCAGATTCTTCTTGAGCTTCTTCTACCTGTTCATCAAGAGTTGAGTCTACCTTTTCGGTAGACTCTTCTTCAGAAACTTCTGAACCAATAGTAGATAAATCTAAGTTAGCAAACTCATCAGAACCCATAGAGAAAATATCTACAGTTTCATTTGTTTGGTCACTCATCTATTAGCCCTCGTACTCTTGATTGAATTCAGATTCAGGAATTTCTTCTGCTTGTGCTAATTCAGCTTTGGCAATTTCACCTTCACGCTGAATATAATCCAAATGCTGTTTGAACCAAGCAACAGATTTAACTGTAGTCAAACCAGCTTCTTTCAATACTTCATGACCACTAATAATTTGCTTACCACCATCAAGAGCTTCTTTATCTAGAAGTTCCATCAACAGTTTAAATGCTTTATTAGATTGAAGCTTAGCAATTGATTCTGATTTCTCAACAATTACTTTACGTGATTCAATATATTGGTTCTTATCCATTATTGGTTACCTTGTTTATTGGTGTCTAAAAAAGTTTTAACAATATCTCGTTGAGTATTGCCTTTGGCTTGAGCTTGCATTAACTCAAGTTCTCTTTCTTGTTTTACACCTGTTTCTTGTTCAACAAAATCAAGTGTGTTCAAATCTGCTTCGGTATTTGCTTTACGTGCTTTAGCTGCTTCAGCTTGAGCTTCATAAGGCATCAATTGAATTTCAGCTTGTAGTTTAGCAATACGCATTTGTAATTCTTGTGCTTCCAATTGTTTAATTTGTATTTCCAATTGTGCTTGTGGTGATGGTTCAGGATTATATTTACTAATCATCTTAGATAAATCTGGCATACCACGTAGCTTAGCAATTTCACCCAATATAAGTTTTGTCATATCAAATGGCAAGCTTTGACCCATAGTTTGAAGCATAAAACTAAGTTCTTGAGCTTTAATTGCATCAGTTTCTGCATTAGAAATACTTAATTTAATATCAAATGAACCAACTAAGTTATCTCTGTTAATCTGCACAAACTCTTCATCAGTGATACGAATTACTTCTTCATCTGATAACCAAACAGAATTCATAGCTAAAATCTTCTTAGCTACTTCAGTTAATCCATTAGCTAATCTACGAAGAATACCTAATTCACGTTTACCACTTGCACCAATTACACCTTGTACCCCAGTAGCAGTTGTACCTAATGAATCACCAGTTAAACCTTGTGAGAATGATTTAACACCAGATAATGCATCTGCCTCTAAAGTAAACATTTGGAGCATATTGTAACTACTTGCAGGTAACTCTGGATACTTATGTTCAATGATATCTGTTACAGGATTGGTTCCCGGATTATATTTATAATCCTCACCCATTTTAAACTTACGCTCATTTACCGGGTCTAATAAGTTCTTAGACATTCCTCGTTGACCATTAGCACTACGTGCCATTGCATCAATCATTCCACGAGTTAATGCACCAATTAATTTTTGGTTATCTGATATTAATTCAGCATCTGCTTCACCATATACAGAATCTTTAACAGGTAAGTAAGGAACTACTACAAATGGTAATTTACCATCAGGGTATGGATTCTTCTCTAAACGAATCATTACATCGTCAACCCAAGATGCAACAATAGGTGTAGTTACACCTGAACCATCAATATCCCAGTATCCCCAATACTCATAAACTACAATTTTCTTACGTGCTTTATCACTAAACGTAAATGAAGTATCAGAAGAGTAATGGTCACTACTAGTGCTAGTTGAGGAATCTTCTTTAATATATTCAAGATTAGAGTAAATACCATACTTCTCTAAATCACTACGAGAACTCTCAAAAGAATAAATAACAAACTTAGCTTCATCTAAGTTACCATTGCATGTTGGGTCAATAGTTACATTGTGGTAATCACAGATAGTCACTTCAGGTTGGTTCTTAACTGTTTTAATTACTTCCTGTTCTTCGTAACCATTAATAATAGCTAAGATTGGTCTATTATTAGCTACCGAGTATCTAACAGATTCAGCTAATGCTTCTGGCATAGTATCTAAGATACTTGGATTCATTTGGTACATTTGTACAGCTTGGTTAATTAAATCTATTGATTCACCAGTAGCTTCTACATATTGAAATACAGGAACATTCTCAGTTACCTTGGTTTCTTCTAAACACCAAGATGTTCTGAAAATAACTGTACCTTCATTAACAGCAGTACGAACCATAGTATCAATTAACTTAACCTTATCTAATTGGTTATTAAATTGATAATTGAGAATAGCTTCATTCTGTCTAGCTGCTTCTCTATCTTGCCAAGTTTTAGGTGCAATACTAAAAATATTTTCATCATTCAGAAATGGTTCACTTAAAGCTGAATATCTCCACTCTGCTTGCTTACGGATAAGCTTAGGTTGTACAGAACTTCTACCTACTTGTTGCTTAGGTTTATAAGCACCAGTTACATTTAACTGAGCCAACCAATCATCAATAATTGCTACCTGTGTATCTTTAGTAGACTTAGCATTATTAAAATCATTTAGTAAATCACTTACTTTCGGCTTATTTTTCCAGTCTTCTTGAAGACTAGGAACTGTATCTTCTAAGAATTCTTCGTTAATATCAGACATATCTAATACCTAGTGTTAGTTAAATTGAATTAAATATACTATTTAAATCTTTATAAGGAAACTTTTCATATGTTTGAGTCCATAGCTATTCAGGTTATAGCAGGGGTAACCATTGCTGCAATAGTAGGTATCTTAGGTTGGTTTTTACTACTTAAGAAACTAGAAATAAAATTATCCCAACTAGAAGAGGAATTTAGTAAAAGTTTTACCTCTATGGATAAACGTGTAGTTTTGCTTGAAGAACATCTTCGTCAACAAACTGAGATTAACTATTCATTACGTGCTGAACTTCAAATAATAAACGTTAAGTTTAGTAACCTTCTAGATAATCTTGATAGATTACTCCCAAACAAATAAGCCACTTTTGTGGCTTTATTTATATATAAAAAATACCTCCACATGTGTAGAGGTATTTTAGGTTAGTTATTGGTTTGGCGGTAAAGTTAACTGCTAGCGGGAATATACATAATAAACCTATAACAGGTACCCCAAGTTTTGTAAAAGTGGTGCCTAACTGTTGTTTTGGTTACCATATCCAGTAATGAGCAATAGTATTAATATAAGTGATGTCAATATTGATTTCTATGTTGCCGAAACCAGAAAGTTGGTTAATGAACTGGTGTTAAAAAGCCCTCGTGATTGAGGGCTTTAGTTTTAGGTTAGTAACCAAATCTAGACATTACAGCCTGGTCAATGACGGTTTCTTCTTCCCAGACAGGAGCTATATATCCGTCATCACCCTCTTTTAGCAACACATCATAATCTTCTGGATAAACAGCGCGATCATGACGAACGGTGATTGTTGCGATTTCTAGCGCCTGATCACGAGTAATGCCCGCTTGTTTTGCATCGGTAGGGCTGACGAAAACCCTGCGACACGTGAATTACCTTGGCATAAAAACCACAGTGCTATCGTCGTAGCCAAAGCTGCTGAGGCTCATATGGTTTATGGTAAGGATATTACTCAGTTTATTATCAATCACGCTAAGACTGACCCTTGGGACTTCCTCCTACGGGTCAAAGCACCTCGGTCAGCACGTGTAGTAGCATGTGAATCAAACGAGAAAGTGACCACCGAGTACGTCGAGGATATCGATCTTGTTGAACTACGTGACGGCGAAACCTTGGTTCCTAATATCACCCGTTACTACGCGAGTATCGACGGTGTTTACCTTTATAAGATAATGGCACCAACTGCTGTACAGATTGATAACTGGAACAACGTACCTCACTGGTATCACGTTGACACCGGTACTCACAAGTGCGCTAAGAAAGCACCTAGTGGTAAGTGGGTTGAGGGAACCAAGCCTAGTGACATGCCACCGATGATACGTATAGGTATTGACAGTGGAGTTAAGTTGAGACTATGTAACACTATTGTTGGTGAGTTAGCTCTACATTGTTTAGACATTAACTATTACGTCAAACAAGCTGAGAAGTTGGTAATAAAAAACCCCTCGTAGTGAGGGGCTGTACAAGATGTGGGTTTATTTAATCCTTTCTAACTGCTCCACTCTGTCCATCAAATCCTGTATAACCTTAGTTAAATAAGGTACGATTTTAGAGTGATCTACAGCTTGATAAACAGGCTCTCCATCTTGATTTAGCTCATCTTTAGTTCCTGTTACCGCCTCTGGAATTTGCTCAGCCAATTCGTGCGCTAAAAACCCTGTTGTAGTAGACCCGTCTCTAATCCAATCAAAAGTAACAGGGTTAAGATTTTTTACAATGCTTAACGCATTATCGCACTCTCGAATGTTTGTTTTTAGTCTATAGTCAGAACTTGTATTGTATGCTGTTGCATTAGAGGAAACCGAGATACCACCTACCGCCGACCCATTTTTATAAAAAGACGTAACTGCGCCGTCAGTTCCTGTTCTGTTTAGTAATTGAATTACGTTGCTGTCAGATGATGCCCCAAAAGTTCCAGATGGAGTTAAAACAAACTTCCCAGAGCTTGATCCGTTGATCCAAGGTACATTGTCTGAATCATTCCTTAACCCCCCTGCATTCATAAAGATAGACTTGGCAGACGCTCGAGTTACAACGTCATCTTCCGTCCCAGCGGCGTAAAAATGAAAGTAAATGTTACCATCTGCACTTAAACTTAGACCACTAGCCGTGCCGTCAGATTTATACCGACGATGGTTATCAGCAGACTGATAGTTATTCCTGTCCAGTGTCAAATTCTTGCCGTTACTGCCCGATACAAAACAATAATCACCCAACTGTGTGAACACGGAGTCGGTATTGAGGGGTTTAACTCCATCCAATAAAGTTTCTGTGCTACCAAAATTAGTAGTTCGCTTCAGCAGTAGGTTATTGTCTCTGAGTAAAGGAATTTGGTTATAAACAGAGTAAGAATACTCTCCTGTATCTCTGTTTATTACTGTTGATGTTCCGTCAACATCGGCCCATGTACCACTGGACTTAGTAAAAGTATGATTTCCTGAAACTACACCAGAACCTTCGTATGACACAATGACTCGATCACCAGTGAAATCGCCAGTGCAAAATCTAATATGAACCTCTGCACCACGCTTTGCTCTCACCAAAACGTCTAAGTTTGTTACATCTATAGTTCGTGCTTCAACTTTAGATCCGTATGCCAAGATCCCGGCGCCAACAAATCCAGCGCTGTATTTAATGTTACTGCAACTGACTTCCCCACTACAAAACCAGTATGCCAAACCACCAGATTCACCGCTGTACAGCGGGGTGGTATGATCTATCGTAATATCTTGGGTGTTTGAACCCCCAGCGTTTACAAAGAAAATAGACCCTACCAATACATCATCGGGATTTCCTGTTGCACTTTTTATTGTTGCGCTGCATGGTTCATGTAAATTTTGGTTAGTTGCTCTGCTAGTTGATGGCACTTTAACATCTTCAGCCGAGTAGTCCCCCGGTTCAATTTCAATCGAAAATTTGAAATCAAGGTAACGTGGAAATAGATTTGCTGCTTTTTGTATCGTGGAAATCTGCGATGTAGACACAACGAAAGTCGTGTCTTTTTCATAACCGCTTACGCGCTCTTTGCTTAGTTCCACATGATTAGCCACTGCTTTAAAAGTTTCATTGTTGTTGGAGTCTTTTAAATATCCGAAATAACTTACGTTAATATCATTTTCATAGGTACGACTCCACCCGCCCACGTCACTACTCGATTCAGCAAACCAAGTCTTAAGCTGACCTTGATCATTCCAATCAGTCGGAAAAGGTCTGTTGGGGTCAATAAAAGTTCCACCATTGTGACGACCAGTACCCCATACAAACGTACCCCCACCCGATAAGTAATCAAGATCGTGGTAAGAAGCAACACTAACCTGAATACCTCCCACACCTACTAATCCTTGCAAGTCCTTAACCGTACCAACGTGCCACATTGCTCCATCAATAGCACTAGCAGGATGTGCCCCTACCTCATCACGATTATTCAACTTCGAGTGGTCGTTTGCATCAAACGGCCCAACAAAGGCTAAATCGGGCGTAGCTCCAGTAGGTTCGTAGGGCAACGTCGTGGTCGTTAGGGGTTTGTACGCTATGCCGTTATACACCATAAACTGATTGTACGCGGTGAACGTCTGTCCAGCTTGCCAAGAACCATTCCCAAGTGGAACTGCTTCTAAATCACTCACAATATCTTTAATTTGTTCTAAAACATCATTAGCTAAAATCGCACTATTATTTGCATTCTCCGCCGCAATAGGGGCATTTTTAATTTCATCTATATTTTCTGCACATGCTTTAATATTATCTAATTCTGGTATAAGTAAATTTACCTGAGTTAAGTTATCAGCTACGGAAGACACTTTTTCTAAGTTGTCAGACACGTCTTTAACTTTATCGTAAGCTGACCCAATATATTTCTGAACTAAGCAATCATAAGCCCTACTGCTAGTTACTTTTTTCATATCCAACCCCCCATACAAGGTTTAATGTTTCTATCGTAATCATTAGAATTCTCTGTACCTAGATTAATTTGTTGGGTACATAGCAACTCAAACTTCTGTAGCATTGTATTAGCTAACATAATATGTTCTTGGGTAGTACCCCCTGAATAAACCCTGTAAGCAACATAAGCTAATAGTAATGGTTTTAAATGTAGTGGTAAGTACAAAGCAGTATTTGCTTCATCTACTTTTGGATGTTTAGCTTGGTAAATAACAAACAATGCATCACCATCTACAGGTTGTGGTACTTCCAATACATCTATTGCAGGAGTAGCTACTACAGGGCAAGCTGTCCAATCATTCAAACGTATCTCATTACCTTCTTCATCATATACTGATAGAACTCTAATCAAATCCCCTGTAAAAGGATAATCCAATACGTAATCAATATATTTATTGTAAGAAGGTAGTTCACCCTGTACTAAAGTATTTTCTACCTTTAACGGGTAAAGTGTTCTACCCTCAACTTGAATTAAAGTTAGTTCCCGAGTAAGTAACGGAAAACGAGTATACAGTTCAGTTAAACCAATATTAATACAAGCAATCAACTTACGCTTATTGTTCGCATCTAATGTACCCATGAACCAACCATGTTGTTGAAGTTCACCAATACTTAAATCAGTAATAATCTCATCTAAATCCATAGTAACCTCATACTATATAAGAAGACATTGCATAAGATTCAGTCTGTACTTCATCTTCCCACAAGCCAGAAGCATCATTATATTTCAATTCAATGCTTTCACTTGGTTTCCAAATCTTCATTAAACTCAACATAGAAATAGTATCTATAAAGTCATCATGTTTAGATTTAAAACCACTACGTGAAACCAATGATAATTCATTATGAGCTTCTACCATTGCAGGATGTTCAGACATATCTTCAGGGAAGTATATCATTCTTTGTTTGAACCAAGGTAATACAGTTAAGAATCTAGTGAACTTCTGGTTCGTAGGTCTTATACCCGGTTTATTATTGTTACCTTCTGAAGCAATATTAAAGAAGATATTCTTATCCATCATCATAGATTTGATAAGAGATACAAACCCACCCTGTTGACCGGTAACCTCTATACCTACATCAATTGGTTTATATATCTGAACCAACCTAAATAAATCTTCAATAGTTACATCTATGGTTTGTCTCTTACAAATACCGTCAATCCAATAGAGATACCCTTTATTATTTACTGCCCATACAGATATCACACTAAAGTCAGCTTGTTTCTTCTCGCTAGTAGCAAAGTCAGTAGTAATGTAAATATTAAAGTTACCTAAGTTTCGGATTACATCCGACCTTACAAAGTATTGGATATCACCTTGCTCAATTAGCTTATCTTCTTCAGACATAATACGTAACATTAACTCTTGGTTAAATGCATCCAGTTTATGCAGTCCTTTCATCTTGTTATAGAGTTTTAGAATAGAATCATAATCAAACCGATCTTCCCAACTACCTCTAAACTCTTCTCTACTACAAGGAAATGTTTCACATACTGGATATACGTTTACTGCCCAAGCCCCGGATTCAACTGCTTTATACAATGGGTCACTTGCATTAAATGGCGTACCTGACCAGATTACTTTTCTCTTGTTTGGGTGCAGAGCAAATTCAATAGCATTGTATACGGTCTCTTCAATAGCTTTAATTACTGTTGGTGAACGTGCATCTTTATCACTAACCAAGTCATCCAATAAAGCTAATACTGGTCGACTGTTGTTTTCACGAGTTCCACGTACACCTGTCTGTGCGCCATGACCACTAACTACAAAAGACTTACCTTCTTTATTTATAAACTCCCAACGTATATCTGTGAAACGTTTATCAGGTATATATTGTTGTAAGAATTCACTATTATTCCAACGCTTCTCTAAGGATAACCGCATTTTCTTCACACCATTATCTATAGAGTCAGAAACATATAATGCATAAGGGACTGAACCAAGATTAGGTAATTCATTAAATATAGCAATGTACCAAATCAAGTATTCTTTCAAGGTCGTATTGTGTGTAACTATAAAAGATTCTGCTAAAAAGGAGTGTGTAATATCATCAACAGCTATACATTGGGAAGGTTCCAATTCTATTGTAGTGATAGATTTAATAGCTATTCTTCCTTTTTTATTAGGTACCCACCTATTCACTTTACGGGGCAACCTAAAAATGCATTTATCAGCATAAATGTAAATACGAAAATATGTTTTTTCGTTGCACAACTTAGCCTCAAAACCAAGACTTCTAACTAACCATAATACATCATTAGCTAAACCCTTAGACACTGTACAAAAACTGGATGAATTATTGTACACAGTGCCATCGGTGTCCATTAAACCTTGTAGTAGACTCAAACGTTGTACAGCACTCCCCCACAACAATTCTTGAGGGATTCGTTTATTATATACGTTTGCTGTTCCTACATACTTTTTGATTACTTTTCCAAGACCTTTGAGGGAAAATCTAACCCCGTTTGGATTCTTAGAATCAAACCGAACACTATTTTCGTCAGCTCCTTGTAGTTCTGATAAAAAAAACTTCAAATCATCTTTATGTGTGTGAAATCTAGTAAAACCTGTGTATTTATCTATAGAACCATCACCCAAAATACATCCAACAGTATAAGGGTCTAAAGGAAATTCTACAGGGTCTAGATTTATACATTCTATGGTAGGGATGAACCATTTGGACTCATAACCATTTGGATTCCTATCCGACACGTGACGAGTGTATACAACACCTTTATCCAATAATTGATTTGTTGTTAGCTCAAATTCTGCAAAACCCCCTAGACTTCTTTTGCCTGTTCTACGTTTCTGGACAATGTTTATATGGTCTTCTGAAACTTTTAATTCTCTGCCATCTTCCAAAATAATTTTATACATTGGTTTGTGGAAAACTTCTGATTTATGGGTAACTTTAGTTTTCTTACCATTTCGAGTAAAAATAGTATCACCCACTTTTAAATCGCTTATAGTAATATTTCCGGTTGGCGTGGGTATTTGTGTATCTAAGCTCAAAGCTTTTGCTATACCACGATGGCACATGTTGATAGTATCTAAACCTTTTTTAACAAAGTTATCCAACATACGTAGATGGACTACTGGTGTTTTGTTTTCAGGATTACCACCTTCAATTAACTTAATTAAGTTAACCATCTTCACAGCAAATTCTGAAGGTACATAATCGTTGATATCCGAATAATCACAGTTATTCAGATAATCCTCTACTGTCATTGCTACTTTCGTTTTCTCTGGTAAATCACTCATCTTCTTTACCACTCGTAATTGCAGCATGGGCTATGTCTTTAGCAGTCATTTCACCACTTTGAACCAATGCTACTTGTTGTTTACTTAGGTTAGCTAATGCAGCACTCAAATCTGCAATTACACCTGTATCTGTAGTACCAATCTCTACATTTATCTTAGCTGACTCTGGTGCTTTCAACTCTTTCAATAGAGTAGCAGCAGCTTGTACTTGGTCACGTTCACACTTAGCATTCTCCATTAAGTCAGCTAATCGAGCTATAGACTTATACCGGATAGAAGCATACATGATATGGTCAGGAATAAGCGTTTGCTCATAAATAAGAGTAACCAACTTAGTCTTATTGTAGGTACTTGCGTAAGCAGCCATATCTTTATTAGAGATATTTCTATTTACCATATCCTGTACTCTAGTAGGGAATACCTTTTGGTAAGCTGCCATATTGCTCATACCCATTGTCTTATAGGATACAAACATTACAGCATTGAAATAGTCATCTAATTTGAATCTACCTTCTTGCAGTACCTTAGAATAAGTAAGAATATTATCTGTATAAACATTAGCCATTTGTGGGTCAGCAATCATCTTGTTCAAATCATCTACAAATTGCTGAGTAATTCTGCTCTTATGTTGTTTAGGAACTGAATCTCTAAGTTCTTCTACTGTAAGCATGTTACACCTTAATAGAATATTGGGTTGATATAGTTAAGTAAGGATACAATATGAATGAAATAAAAATCAAACCTTCTAAGATTGGTTCACTTCGAGCTATCGCTCGTTCTGAGGGAGCTGTAAATGAAGATGGAAAGATATCAGTTAGGTGTATGTAAAGAAAACTAAAAGACCCAAAGACTTCTACAACAGTAAAGAAAAAGATTAACTTTGCATTGAAGGCAAGAGAAGGGAATTAAATGAAACTAATTAAAACTATTTTAGAAAAAGAAGATATACATTGCTTTAAGCCTACGCGACTTAACAAGTATGACTCAGGTATGTTTAATGAATGGGGTTCTAACTATTTACTTGGATTTGTTTATGAAATTAATTAATACAAAATCCATAAGATACATTAAGTTTAAACCCAATAACCAACTACGTAAAGATGTGAATTGGGTTTATTCATTTGGTTACCAAATAGGTTACGAACATACAGATTATAGGTTTATATATGAAACTAATTAAAACCAAACATGTGAAATATTCTTCACCCAAATTCCCAATACCTTTAGTTAACATTGGCGAGGCTTACCAATTATGGGAAAGATACTCTTTAACGGAATTTACTTATGAGATTAATTAAAACTCGCCCTTACCAAGGACAACTTAACCTGCACCAACCCAAACGATTAATAAAATATTACGATAATTTTTATGAATTATGGGGTGTTGATTACCTGGTGGCATTTAAATATGCAGTTAATTAAAACCAATGTTGAAAAGTACTCTAGTCCTTTATTTAAACCCTATAAGTTAGCACCCCAATTCCAACATGAATATGATCTATGGGGTGCTAACTTTGTAGTGGAATTTGAATATGTACCTAACCAAGAATAGATATGCCTTTGGAATAACCAATAGGTATTTCACTAAGATAACTAAACATGTAATTGGTGGTTACTGTTTTGATACCTTTGATGGAAGGAGATTGTTTATAAATGACATTACATAAAGTAACTAAACAAACTAAAGTTTACACTGAATATACCTATTACGTGTACGGTACTTTTCCGATTGCTTACAATATATTTTTTGAAAGGTTAACCTACTAATGAAACCACTTAAAGATGTTTTATCTTTTTGGTACTTAGATAAGTGGTATGTACAAGAATTGTATAAGACACCAGCAAGATACATAAGTTTTAATAAATTTTGGAGTATTGCTGAATTTGATGAATTCACCAACCCACAAGACCCATATAGATGGACGGTGAGAAGTAAATGAAATTACTAAACACTTATGAGAATAAAGATTTTAAAGCAAAAGATTATGATAATTTAATTTTAAACCACAACAATAAAACTTGGGTTATGTGTGGATTACCTGTAACCACATTTAGTTTAAGAAAAGCATTTTGGGATAAGCATGATTTTCAATTATTCACAAACCCTAAAACAACTAACCCTTGGACAATTAGAACCAAATGAAACTATATAAATCAATGGAAGGTACATGGGCACTTTCTTACACAATTATATCTATAAATAGAATCTTATTTATAGACAGCCTAGGAGTTTACTACGCATGAAACTAGTACAAACTTACGCAGTATTACCAGACTTAAAAAGGTTAATTGGATTCAAGTTAGAATATTTAGGTACTTGGTTTACTGTATTTAAATTCGAAATAGAACCTTCTTACAACAGGTATGCACCAGATAATATTATCCCAATACCTAGAAGAACTACTTGGAGTGATTTCAGTGAAACTGCATGAACTGGATAAACCAAAAGAGATGATTGGTATATGGAAGTATTACTACTTACCTAAGTACCGTGTAAGAGTTTACATAAGTGAGTTAATTGGTTCAGTTGGTTTAGATAACTAATATGACTTTACACAAGACAATTCAAAATAAACCAGATGTATTTGTAATATACAAAGGAAAATGGATATGGCTCTTATAGAAACATATGACTACAACGGTATAGTGGTGAAAGGTGAGAAACCATACATACCTTACTTGGGTAGATGGTATACAGGTAATAAACAACTAAGATTATCCTTTAATCCTCACAGCCCTAATGCATTACTAAGAGTATACACATGGTAATACTACCTACGACTAAAGGTATATTTATGAGTAAATTACTTATAGATGTACCTTATAAACTTAATACTTACTTATTTATCCTATGAAACTAGCACACACTTATATACAGAATCTTTTCGCACTGAACTTTGTAATCTCAGGTTACCCTTCCACTTTTTATACCAAAGGTAAACTTAAAACATTTTTATATAGTCCTACATCATTCACTGATCAATTCTGTAAGCCTTACCCTAGATTTACAAAAGAGATGAACCAATGAGATTACTTAAACAAAGAACTAAATATCATACTCAGAAAGAGCCAACATTATTAGTAAAAGTCATTAAACCTTTCTATTTATATCATTCCAATTCTGTCACGGTAACATTTAAATATGAGATTAATTAAACACTCTGAACTAATTCCAACTACCACAAGTAAGTCAAAGTTATCTGCTTACCCTAGGGGCTTTTACTTAATAAACAATTTTAAGATTTATACATATGAGATTAATTAAACCATACAAACAATCCGATAGTCGTAGTAGTTCAAATATAAAATTGCATTGGGTTCTAAGGAATATTTATACAATCACTATTAGCTACCAATGGAGAGCTTTCTACTATGTACCTAATAAAAACTAAACAAGACCTTCTTGATAATCGTTGTTTTAGATATGGGTGCGAGTTTTGGGCTTATATAGTAAAAGGAGGCAGATTATTATGAAATTACTAAAGACAACTAAACTTAAATTTATGTTTACCACCCCCAGTAAGTTAGATAATCCATTTAAGTGTTTATATTGGTTTAGAAGTAATACTGAAGGTTGGGAATTTAAATATGAAATTAATTAAACACTACAAAGATCAACTTAACTTTATTCAATATACTCAAACGTATTTAGCTAAGTATAGTAGTGATATTGGATTTATCCTCGTACTCAACTCAGGTAACTATTCTAAGTGGTACTTGAACCAATGAAGCTAACAGATACTTACATAAATAATGGTAACGTTAATCCTAAGACATGTATTTGGTTTAGGTTTAATAGTTACTACTTAGCTTTTCCTTTTAGAAGTAATACTGCACCAAACCAACTAATAGTAGCTGAAGGATTTGGTTATAGAACTTGGGATTATTGGTTAGGAGATAAATCAATACTTAAATTAACTAAACAAAAAGGAAAAGAGTTATGCAGTTGATTGAGACTTATGTAAGCAAAAGTAGAAAATCTATTTGGGTACCTTATTTAAATAGCGCTTATAGTTCTTGGATAGAAGGTAAAAACTATTTAGATGATTTAGTGACTACAGAAGATTGGTCTATTGGGAATTTTAATACTTGGGTTTTAGAAGCTAGGGTACATAAACCAAGCAGAAAAGAATGGAAAGAGATAGTTGATAGTCTCGCGTAGGAAATACTTAAATAATTTTAGAAACGACCTTAATGTAATTTTACTAAATTAAGTATAGCCGTAGTACTCCCATTTCCAGCTCGCAAAATCCAAGCATACCCCCCCGGTACCTCAGAGCTAGCTATACCAAACCTCTACATATTCCTTCGGAATATCTGTGGAAATTAATCCATTCATTTAACTATAGGAACTTCACCATGAAACATTTACTAGCAGCACTAACTCTAACCATCACTACTCTGTTCTCAGTATTCACTACTCTACTTGAGTGCATTGGTTTGCTATCTACTTCAGCTAAGAACGTAGCTCACGTAGTAGAAGATGCATCAGCTACATTCCGTATGGAAGAGAAACTGTTGAATGCTGATAAAATCAAGAAGCTTCAACAAGAACTATCAGCTAAAGATATCGAACTATAACTATATAACTAAAGGACTCTTCGGAGTCCTTTAGTTCTTTTATTCCTTCGGAATAATTATGGATAAACGGTTTACGTCAATGTCCAAGGTGAATGTTCCTATCAACATTCCTGCGGTGAGCAGCTACTCACCACTTATTTTTTTTTTTTACACAATACACATTACACATTACACATTACAGAGATAGTTTATCTAACTTTAAGAGGAACCAAATGACATTACATAAAACTGTACCATACAATTCATTTAAGTTACCTCATGTACTTAAATGGGAATATCTCCATGAGATTTACTGTTATGATTACAGAACCAAGGAACTGTACTAAATGAAACTACTACATACACTCGCAAAGTATCCTAACCCAAGAGATGCAATAGTAATTATTAATGGATACAGTTATAAGTACGTCTTGAATTATAACGGGGGTTATAAATACCTAGATAACCGTAAACTATCTAGTACTGATTGGTTAGTTAAATTTAAACCAACGACTAAAGGATTTGTTTGGATAGATAGTATGTATTAGTTAAACAACATAGATGCTTCAATGATTTCTTCATAACTCTTAGTTGCCATTACTTCTTCCCAAGAAGATAAACCAAAATGATTCATAATTGATTTGCGTTTGCTTTCAACACTCGAAAACTCCTCAGCAGTAGTAACTAATCTGCACATCTCCTTGCCAACATAGAATACTGTTATCTTTGCTTTAGTAGTTGGCTGGGTAAATGTAATTCGTTTTAACCAGCCACTATTCACCAGTGCTAGTCGAGTTTTCTTAGTCTTACTTACACTCCAACCTAGTGCTTTAGCCACTAGAGCATCAGCAAAGAAGTCGAACTTAGGTGTCTTAACCTTACGGAAATAGTAAGTCATTAGTACTACAGCAGCATCATTAACTTCTTCTGATAATTCAGACATCTCTTTGATAGTTAAATATGCTGTAGTACCTCCTAAAGGTTTATCTTTGGGGATGAATCTTACTTCCCGATCAACCATATAATCATAACCCAATAAGAATTCACGTTGGGTAGGTAATTCAGTAACATTATTCATATTGTTTTCCTTTACTACTAGTCTATGACCCTACTATGTAGATTCCAATACGGAATGTCAACACCAGTTTATAACCCTAATCTGGTCTATCAAGTGTGTCCAATACATGTTTATATAGGGGTGATATATAAAAAGACCTAATTTGGTCTACACTCACATTGAAAAGACCTAATCTGGGCTACTGTATACTAAAAAAGACCTGATTTGGTCTCATTAAAATTAGCGCTGAAGCCTTATATACCAAGGGCTACAAGCTTTTTAAGCTGAAAAAAATACCCTATATAATAAAATATAAAGTAACGTTACACGAATCGTGTAAACCAAAGCTCTTAATTACACAAATCATGTATCTTTACCTAAGTCGTTACGTAAATCGTGTAACACCTAAATTAGCTCAAACCCTTGTGCCACAAGGCTTCAGGGGGTGTTTGAACCAAAAGGTACCCTTATAGTATTTATATAATATACGTTGTATTTACCTGTATAAATATACATGCCTCTAAAACTCTCTGTATGCTTCTATATGAAGAGATAGTAGAGAGATAGGGGATAG